GCTACTGGGAGCAGGAGTTTCCTCAACTCAACCCCGTCAAACGCCGCGGAAACCGCCGGTATTATCAGCGCCAGGACGTGCTGATGATCCGGCAGATCCGCGCGCTCCTTTACGATCAGGGTTTCACCATCGGCGGCGCACGCCTGCGTTTGTCCGGCGATGAAGCCAAAGACGACACGACCCAATACAAGCAGATGATTCGGCAAATGATTGCCGAATTGGAAGATGTACTGGTGGTTCTCAAGAAATAAAAAGCAGCGTTTGAATACTTCCAGTTTTCAAACGCTTGCGCTATATTCTTGAGCGTTCTTCGAGATGAAGAACGAGTTGCAAGACCAGTCGGGGCGTAGCGCAGTCCGGTAGCGCACTAGCATGGGGTGCTAGGGGTCGAGTGTTCGAATCACTCCGTCCCGACCATTATTCCTGAGTAAAATCAGACACTTTAGCCGATCAGATGGATCGGCTTTTTTGTGCCTGCGCAAAACCCGCGCAAAACTGGCGCAAAACTACCCGGTGATTTCACTGATATTCAGGTCCGGTATCGCCTCTGACCAGACGATGTCGGCGTGGTCCTTTTGGTAGTTTTTGGTCATGGTCTCGCTGGCATGGCCGGCGATCTTCTGCCCGTCTTTGCCGGCTTTCTGGTACAGGTGAAGCGACAGTGCCCGCACTTCGTGGAAGCCTGGCATTTCCTCTTCCTTCCACCCCTTGTAACAACCCGCCGCTTCCCGGGCCTCCTTGAAGGCTCGCGTCAAATATCGTTCTTCGACCTGCGTCCAGTGGTCCTTCGTCTGCGCCTGTTTCTGCTTTTTGCGGTCGGGCCGGCGGTGGATCAGGTAAGGTGAGACGATGTCATCCCGGCACCGGCTGATCACTGCCTGGAGTTCCTCGGTCACTTTGAACCGAATCCACGCTGCGTCGCTGGCCTTGGCCGTCTTCTGCTGTACAACATAAAGAAAACCTTCCCGAACGCCATCGAATCGCATATTCAGGATGTCGGTGCGGCGCTGCGCCGTGATGAGTGCCAAGTCGATTGCGTTCTGCAGCCAGGCCGGCGCCTTTTCGCGTATCGCCTTCAAGCCCTCGACGGTGTGGCGCTTGCGCTGCTTCTTCTCGATACGGTTGATGGTGCTGGCCGCCGGGTTGTCCGGACACAGGCCTTTGGCCGCTGCATGGTTGAAAATGTCGATCAGCAGGGCGCGACACTGGTTTGCAGTGCGAGGCGTGAGAGCGTCCAGCATCTCCGCGATCATGCGGATCGTGATCTGGTCGACCGCTTTGCCTTCGAACTGCTTCCGGAATCGGCGGAAGTGCACGGCATACAGACCCAAGGTCCCTTTTGCCAGTTCGCGCGGCGGGAGCACGTCGCGCTCGTATGTGTCCAGGAAGCTGGCGAACAATTCGGATGTGCTACCCATCACGGCGCCGATCAGATCAGCGCCGCGCATAAACTCCAGATTCAGCTGTTTCGCCGCATCAATCGCCTTGATCCGGTCGGTACCAAACTGGAACCACTTTCCGTCGGTGGGCCGGCGGTAGCGATAGCTCGAACGCCGCGAATCGAAGTACAGGTTCTGCGGTAGGCTCTTGTTCGCCTTATTGCGCGGCCGTGGGACCATCATGCAGCTCCTTTCAATACCATCGCGACCAGGTCATTGCCGCCTGACCTGCTGAACGCCGTCCAATCAACGTACCAGAGTTTCCCGATCTGCTCGCCGGGCACCTGGCCGTTTCGGATGTAGTTGCGAATTGCCTGTGAGCACGGAGGCGTGCCGTTCTCGCCCCAGCGCCGGCGCTGGAACTCACTGATCTTGATCAACTCTCTTTTCATTGGGGGGCTCCATGCCGCGCTTGGCGGCAGAAGGTGGTGATTGTTATACGTTTGCCTTGGCCAGAGCGGCGTCAGCAACTGCCATTGCGGCCTGGGCGTCATCGACGTAGGCCGGATCAAATCCACCTGCAAGGTGAATCGTTGCCTGGCAGGCACGCAGGTTCTCGCGTGTGAGCTTCAGCGCCGCGACCAGCTCTTCGTGCAGCGCGCGTTCCTCCCGGCCGATATCCCAGAAGCGCTGCCCCCAATGACTGGCCGGTGGCGGGTTGTTGTTCTGCGCGCCGAGGGCCAGTGATCCGACCACACAGTCGAGCACATCGCGCTTGTATGCGTTGTCGCCGTCGATGCTCAGGCCATTGCGGCGCAGCGCGTCGAGGGCGTTGTTCAAATTCGCCTCCGGCGATGGCAGCACCAGGTCGAAGTCTGCCTTGCCGGGCCGGCAGACAATGAGGAACATCTGGCAGTCGAGCGGCAGGTGCTGGGCGATATCGGAAATGGCGTCAATCGCCGCTTCGCGCAGCGGATATTTTTGATCAGACATGGAAATACCTCGCCCGCCATACACCGGCAGGCTGTTGAGTTGGGGTAGGGGTTAGGCGGTGCCGAACAGATCGAGCTGATCGGATTCGGCTTGCTGCTCTTGCTGGCGGGTGATTTCGTCTTCGATTCGCGCTCGTGCGATCGACGCGTACTGCTCGTCGATCTCGCAGCCGATGAACTGAAAGCCTTCGCGCATTGCGGCCTTGCCGGTGCTTCCGCTCCCCATGAATGGGTCAAGCGCAATGCCGCCGGCCGGTGTCACCAGGCGCAGCAGGTAGGCCATCAGTTCAGTCGGCTTCACCGTGGGATGGCTGTTGCCGTTTCGAGTACTCCATTCGGCTGTCTCGCAGTCGCGCATGGTTGCTTCCTTGGCGACAGCGGGAGTGTCCGAGCTGAGCAGGCCCTCGTTTCGATCTTTGCGGCTGGTCTTGGCGCAGTAGAAAAAGCGGGCAGCGCTCCCACTGTCAAAGTGGAAAGCGCCGGGCACCCGTTCGCGCATCCCGCTGTACTTGACCTGGCCGCTGAAGCCGTTGGCTGTCGGTTCGTTGCCTGTCACCGGTGCCGCTGCGCCCGCCTGAGCGGGGAACAGCGCGACTACCTCGGCGCTGCCGTCGTGGATTAGATTGGCGGGCCAGCGTCCATCTGAATGTCCGCCGGCGATCGGGCCGGGCGCAGATCCGCCCGCTGCGAAGTTACCTCCCTTGATTGCTCCGTTGCTGATCCGAGCCGTATCGTCTCCAGTTGTTACCCGGCATCGATCGATATTCAGGGCGCCGGTTCCATGCGCTATGACATTGGCAGCGACCGAGCTGGAAAATGGTTTGCGAGCCACAGTGATTGGCTCAAGCGCCGGCTTCAATGCTGTGCCCCAGCCCTCGTGTGAACCGCTGAGATTGCGCGACTTCGGGAAGCCGGAGCCATACACCCACGCAATCATGTCGCGGATCTCGAACCCGGCGTCCTCGATGCGGACAGCCATGCGGTGCTGGGTGCGAGTACCGGCGAAGGAGAGTAAGTGCCCGCCGGGCTTCAGCACGCGCAAGCACTCTGCCCACACTTCGGTTGTCGGCACGTCGTAGTCCCATTTCTTTCCCATGAAGGACAGGCCGTACGGCGGGTCAGTTACGACGCTGTCGACGCTGCTGTCAGGCATCCGCCGCAGAAGCTCCAGGCAATCACCGACCAGAATCTGGTAGTTGTTCATCGCCACGGCCCCCTGTAGATCAGGTAGGCCATGTAGAGCGGGGCGAAGATCATGGTGTCACCTCGCGGCGAGCCCACCAGCAGACCGGGCCGTCATCTGTGTCGTGAATGGCGAGGCAGAACCAACCTTCGCCGTCTGGTTTGTCCGGATCCCAGTAGCTGCAATCCGGATCGTGTGATTCGAAGTAGCGGTCGGCAATTGCTGGATCAGCGAACTCCAGGCTTACCATCTTCACAGTCAGGCCCTGCTCAGCGATCCAGGCCTTGCACTTGTCGCCGTCACCCTCATCGAAGTCGGGCAGGTCGGGGTGCTGGAACATCCCGTTTTCATCGCGAACTACCGGGGCCGGCTGTATCAGTTTTATCGTTTCCATGGGCGAGCTCGTCCTTGCCGCTATAGCGGCTGACTTGACGTTGAGATAGGCTGCGTAGTGCAGTTTTTTCAAGGGAAATGTATGGAATACCAGAATCGGCTTACTTGCTTTATCGATCTTTTAGGGTTCAAAAGCGCAATCGATCAATCTCTTGAAGAGCCGAAGATTGCCGAGTCACTATTTGAGTTATTTGAGCAATTCAGAGGTGCGGAATTAGAGAGGGTTGTTTACGGAACGGTGCCTTACCTATCAGAGAACGGCTTGATTAGCGCTGCTGACCATCATGGAGATCAGATTGTCGACGTCATGGATAAGCATTTCGACTTAGTTGTTACTCAGTTTTCAGACTCCTTTGTGATATCTGCACCAGCCAATAATCCTGCATCATGCAATTTGTTGTTTCGCGCCCTAAGGCTTATAAATGTTCAATTTTTCTTTGGGCTTGGGATGTTGATGCGAGGCGGAGTTTCGGTCGGAAAGCTCGTTCATAAGCGGGGTGGTGCTCTATTCGGGCCCGCTATGAACGAGGCGTACGCGATTGAGAGTAAAGCTGCCATTTATCCTCGCGTTGTTGTTTCTGATCAGGTGTTTGATTTCTATAATAAGACTTTGATACTCGCAGCACCCGCTCCTGAGGAACCCTTCATAAAACGGGGGTTTGATGGAGTTCCTTACTTTGATCTCGTCTCTTGCTTTGTTGATATGCGTGGATTTAGGGGAGAACGCTCGAAAATAAGTGATCAATTCAAAAGGGTTGAAGAGGATATCCTAAAGTCCTCTAAGGCATCTCATCCCAAGATCGCATATCTACTTCATCAGTGGTCGCTATATGAAAATAGGTTCACTGACGAAGAAGAGCCAAAAGTCATGAGTTAAGCTGCAACGCCTACCGAATCTTTTATTTGCCACGGATCGTTGGCCCGTGCCAGTGCAGCCATCGGCGGCGGGCTGACGCTGTTGCCGCACATGTGCACCTGCTGGGTCTTGGTGAACGGCTTGCCGTCGGCGCCGTGGCTGATGATGTAGTCGGCGGGGAAGCCCTGAGCCTTGTACAGCTCGGCTGGTTGCAGCATCCGCAGACAGATGTCGACGATCACGTACGGCGCGCCCTTGATGGTGACGGTGACCAGGCCCAACCGATCCTTGGTGGTGGTGGTTGGCGCCGGCGCGTCGGCGGCGCTCATGTTCTCCGTGCCGTAGTAGCTGATCAGGAATGCGGCAACCCGCAGCGCACCGGCTTCAACTTCCGGCGAGAGTTGCAGCTCGACCAGCGAGCTTTTGCCGCCACCGCCGGCGGTGATGGTCGGCGCCGGTTCGTCCACGCCCTGGCCGACGCTGGCGCCGAACTGACGTTCCATGAAGGCGGTCACCAGTCCGTGGTGAGTGCCGCCTGCGCTGATGGTGTGCAGCGGGTCGCGGGCGTCCCGCGCATCGCAGTTGCCGCGCAGGTGCACCAGGTTCGCGGTCACCAGCTGCTGCTGGCTGCCGGTGTTGGTCACCGTGGTCATCGGGTCCTCGATGCTTTTGGCGTCCGTAGTGTTGAACCCACCATTCATCTGGGCCATGAACACCGTTGAGATGCCCATGGCGTGTGCGGCGCCGGCCGGGCGCTGGTAGTTGCCCCCGCTGGTGATGGTCGGCAGCGGCTCGTCGAGCACCTTGCCTTCGTCGGCAAACCGGAACTTGACCAGGTGCGCGGCGGCGACTGAATGCCCGCTGCTCGCAGTAACTGTGCCCAGCGGATCGCCGGCAAACTTGCTGCCGTCGCCCCAGCGTTGAACACCGCCCGGTTTTCCTTCGCCATGCGCAGCGGTGACCATCACCGGACTGATTAGCGTCAGCTCGCCGCGATTAGCACAGGTGACCGTCGGCAGCGGGTCGTGGGGATCGTTGACCCGGTCGCTGCCTTGGTGAGTTGCTGGCGCAATGATCGGGCTGGCCATGGCGAATGATCCGCCACGCGGCCAAGACGTCACGGTACGCAGCGGCTCATGAGCTGACTGCACGCTTTCGCCGGACCAGTTCGCGATCGGCACAATGAATGGGTCGGCGGCATCGATAACGAACTTCTTCATGCCCTTGGCGATTCGGCGCAGGGTGGCCGGTGCCAGCGGCTTCGCCCGGTCGAAGATGCTTTTGCTTGGGATGGTCCAGTCGATGCACTCGGCGGCGGTGCGCCATTTCTGCTGTCCCTTGGCCGGGTTCTTTGCGTGGGTCGGCTCGGGCTAGACAATCGGCCGGCCGTCGCAACGGGCGATCATGAACAGCCGCTCACGGCTGGTTGGTGCGCCGAAGTCGCAGGCCTTGATCACTCGCCATTCAACGGCATAACCCAAACGCTGCAGCTCGGCGACGAACACGGCCCAGGTCCGCCCGCGACGCGCCGGGTCCGGTACCAGAAACTGCTGGTTGACCGGAACCACTTCGCCAGGTGCGGCGACACCGCCGCCCAGCTTCACGACGCGGCCGGTGGTCTTGCAGCGCTTGGCGATCAGCGGCCCCCACTGGAGTATCTGTTTCACGTTCTCCAAGCTGATCACCCGTGGCTTCTTCTTGCCGGCCCACTTCAGGCCGATCCATGACAGGTTGCGGATCTCGCGCTTGCGCGGCTGCCCGCCGGCCGCCTGGCTGTGATGGGTGCAATCCGGCGACATGTGGAACCAGCCCACGGCCTTGCCGCCACACTCGGTGTCTGGATCACCATCGAACACGTCGGTGGTGTAATGCACCGCGCCAGGGTGATTCACGGTGTGCATGCTGATCGCCGCTGCGCTGTGGTTCTTCGCGACATTCACCGCGCGACCCAAGCCCATCTCCAGCCCGGTACCGGCGCCGCCGCCACCGCAGAAGAAGTCGACAACGATCTCATCGTCCTGAGTGCTGAAGCCAAGTCCGTATTGAGTTTTGAAATCGAAGGGGTGGTTCTTCTGTTGTGCGGACATAGGGGATCCTCGCCGATAGCAGTTTGCTCCGGCATAATCAGTTAATTAGCAAAAAGGAGAACGTCTTGAAGAAGGACTGGATTATTTGGCTGACCTGCGTATTGATATTTCTTGCAGGTGTTACGTGGGGCAGTATTAGGCTGAAAACGGATTTCTATACCGTTGACAATATTCACGACCTGTTTGAAATACTTTCTTCCGCTGCGACGGTTGTGGCTGTGATCCTTGCAGCTTTCAGTATTAATGCATGGCGAAGCCAAATAAAAGCAGAGTCAGATCACGAGCTAGCCCGCAAATTGGCTGTCTCGCTGATAAATCTTAAGGAAACTATTCAGTCAGCTTATGAAGATATGCAGTTCTGTAGGAATAACTGCATTGTCGGTTTTGAGGGGCTTCCGCCAGACTTGCTTAGAAGCGTGACAAATAGTTTTATAGTTAGAATGGAGAAGGCTAAAACTCAGAGGGCTGACTTGCAAGTGCTTCTCATTGAGGCACGTGCTTTGTGGGGGGATGAGCTATCAAACTCATTCGGTGGAATAATAAATATTTGTGATGAGTTTTATGGGTGTGTGCGTCTTTTTTCGGCGGCAATTGAACCAGATGTAGAATTTGAAAGAGTAGATTTATTCAAAACCAGGATCATAGAGTTAGGCGACAAGTTTGAGCTTGATGGGTGGCAAGAGGGCAGGATTTTGGCGAAGGCGGATGAGCTATCGAAGCAGGCCTATGATTATATAAAATCCAAACTGCTGAGATAAATCATTTCACTTTTGCGATTTCGTTTTGGCATTGCAAAGGATCGGACTGAGCATGCAAATGATCCATTGCCTCGCCGGCTGGCGTGATTCGTAGAAGTGGGGTATTTGTTGAAGCTCGGTGACACTGAGCGGTGACTGCGATGAGCGCGAAAACCGATGTTCAGGCCTTGCGGCTGATCGGCGACGAGGTTGTTCGCCTGCTCAGCCTTCCTGATGAAAAGCTGGATGCCGAGGCAGAAGAAGGGCTTCGACTGATTGCCGACCTTGCTCGGTGGCGCGAACTGCTTGCCGCGCCTGTTCCGAGGCCATATCGCTATAGGTCAGGCTGAGTAGGCTCTATCGAAGTCATTCAGGGGATACTTCGGTTGGGCCCGGTGCTGCTTGAGCGCGGCTTTGTAGCTCGCCTTCGCTTCTTTCATGGTCGAAGCCCAATCGCCGGCAACTTCAAGGCTCTCATAGGGTGACCACTGCGTGAAACTGTAGTGACGACGATGTTGCCGGTAAGCGCTTCCACGCGGATAGCGGACCATCCGATACTCCCAATTCGGCCAGCCGCCACGCTGCTGATACTGCGGCATGTTGATGCCAAGGAAGTGAGCGAAGCTGTCGTAGCACTCGCATTCGTCGAGGTAGGCATCGAACCTGGTGCGCTTGGGCGGTGGAGGTGCAGGTGGCATTGCATCGATTGCGAATTTTTCGCCCGCCTCGGTGGCGTAGAAAAGGATTTCGCTTTGATCGCAGAAGGCTGGAGGCTTCCGTTGGTTCATCAGACCCAGCGCTACCAGAGCCTCCAGATCAGGCATGTCTTCGTGTCCAGGGCCGGCAAGGAAGCGATTCCGGTACACGTGGCGACTGTCACGGCAATCTGGCCGCAGTCCCAGCGTGTGCCATAACAGGTCGATCTGTGCCTGAGTTGGCTTGCTGTCCATGGTGTTCTCCAATGCAGGCGCCGCCCTCCGTGACCGGTGGTGGCAATTTGGTTTAGGTTGGGGTATTACGTTCTTGCTCAGTTGAGCGAGACACTTGAATGGGAGATATCAAATGGACTTTCAGCAAGACCCCGATAATTTCGGCAGCTACCTCGGGCAAGTCGCCAGAGATATAACTCACGCGAGAACTAACTTCCTTGATCGGCTAGATCATTGGAAGGTTCTCGCGGAACGTAAATACGGCCAGTTGGTAACTATTGAGCATCTACCCGAGCAACGAGGCTTCATTGGCTCGGTATTGGGTAAGCCTTTCTCGTTGCTCGTGAGCCCCCTTGTAATCGACAGCAAGGGACGACTTGAGGTGGTGGTCACTACTCCCAATCTCGAGGGCAAAGCGAGCGAGATATCTCGATTCAATGTTGATCGTAATGGTGATTTAGCTGATAACTACGAGATTGCCGGGGGCGATTTCGATAGCCTGATGAGCGTTAAAACATTCATGGGCATTCTGAAAAAAGTGCTGGAACAAACTATTCCAGTAGGCAGCTAGATCCAATTCGTAGCGCCTCGCGTACCCTGAAGTTTTCAAGCTTCCGCGCCACAGACGGCGAAATTGTGATTTCGTGTCGCGGAGGTGTCAGTAGGGGAAGGGCGCCGCCCGGGCCAAGGCCGTGCAGGTGGTGAATCATCAGCGTGATCGCCTCGCCCTGTTCCTCGATGCCGCTCCAGGCCATCAGTTCAGCAAGGGCTTGGCGCGTAGCGGGCAGGGTGTGGAACCGTACTTCGACTTCGCCGCGGCTCTTCCTCTTCGCCGCGGCTTTCTCTAACCGTTCCGCGTTGCTCTTGGCCATGGCCTACCTCTTCAATTCCGCTGGCCGGCAAGTCCAGCCAGGTCTGTCGGCGGCGCGTGGCCGCCCGGTTGATGTTTCGTCTCACGCTGCAACCTTCACCTGATGCCAGGCGCCGGCGGCGTAGAACAGCTTCGCGGCTTGGGCTTCATCCATCGATATCTCGTCCGGAATGGCGATCCAGCCTGACGCAACCAGATGGTTAGGGTTCGCGCTGTTGCGCAGCTCCAGGTAGTAATGCTCGATTGCGTCCGTCAGACGCTCGACCTTGTACATGCCCTGCGGCGAGATCTCCGTGGACTTCAGGTACTCGGTACCCAGTTCATCGCGGCACATGGCGGCGATGTAGATCGTCCAGTGATAGGAGAAGTCGAACAGAGCATTGGCGATCGCCAGGCTCCGGATCTGCCGGCAGTTCTTCCAGTTCACCATGATCTGGCTGCCGCTTGGGTCGATGTTCACCACCGCGACGTGATTGGTGCTGAGCAGCGACCGGCAGCTGCGTTCAGCCCGGGCGAAACCGTTGTTGGGTTTGCGTTTCGATTTCATAGCGAGTCCGCCATTTTGCGAAGAGCTTTGCGGTCGGCGGCCGATATCGGCTTCCGGCGCCGCTTGAGGACCGTTTCAGGGTCTATTTTGTTGGAGCGGGGCGGCGGCGGCGGTTTGCGCGGCGGGCTTTTCAGTTGTTCGATCCGCCCGCCGGTGGCCAGGTACTGGGCGACCTGGTCATTGATGGATTCCGCGTGCTGCCGCTGCTGCTCGATCAGGTTGAGGTGGTTGCTGAACATGCTGGCCTCACTTGATCCGGATCGAGCTTTCGCCGCGCTCAAGATGAGCCCAGACCGGCTCCGGTAGCAGCTCATGTTCCGCGTCTTCGCCGGCTTCGATGCGCTTGCGCACCGCGTCGTTGTGATCACGGATTTCCTTGAGCTTCGCAGCAATCGACTTTTTGTCAGGGGCGAACACAGTCTTCGTTTCGATGAAGTCATCAGGAATCTCGTCTTCCTTGTCGACGATCACCTTTTCAGGCGCCAGCGCCAGCGTGATTGTGAACAGCGGTCGCTTGATTGACTTGATCGCCGCGGCTTCCATGTTCCGGCGCAGGTAATCACTGATCTGGGAAACGCTGTTTTTCTTCACGCGTTTCAGTTCGTTGAGGCGCTCAACCTCTTTGTCGATGGCGTCGATATCGCTCTCGATGTTCCGACGCAGCATGACAATGTTGTCGGCCTTCACTTCGAACTCGCCTTGAATCTCGTCCATGGCGTGCTGCAGGGCCTCTTTCAGGCCCTCATCATCGGTGTCGGCCATTCCCTGAAGTTCGGCGAGCTTGCCGGTCAGTGCGTAAAGTTGAGTCATGCTGCGTTCTCCCGCTCAGTAGCTTCGGTGATGCGCTTCCACTCCAGTGAAATGCGCTCGGCACCTCTGGTGTCCTTTCGAATAGTCAGCTTGCGGACGGCGACGTCGTGGATCTTCTTCAGTTCCTGGGCGGACTGTGCGCCAGCCATGGTGTCGATGACCGACTTGATGTAATCCAGCCGTTCCTGTTTCTGACGATCTTCTTCCGCCACCCGATCTTCGGCCTTGTTCAACGCCACCTCATCGCGCACCGTCTCGACATACGCGGCGTCATCGAACAGCCCCATGTGGATGTCCGCTGCGAATCCGAGCGGCTGGAGGCATTTACCGATGGCATCTGTGAGCGACTTCTTTGCCGCCTCCCAGTCGGTGATGATCTTGCCTTGTTGCAGTAGAACGAATGGCGTGTGCCCGTAGTGCGTCACCGTGCATTTCTGTCCGCCTTCGCCCTGGTACCAAAGCTCAATTCTCACGGTGTGGACTTTCGCGTTGATCAGTGGCGCGGTCGGCCATTCTTTGGTCGGCGCTTGCAGCGGGCCACCTTCGTCGAATCGTTCTTCAAGGATGGTCCAGCCCCAACCTTCACCGCATGGGCCGAACACTTCGGTGGCTTTGCGCATCAGGTAGGTCGGTTTGATGGCCGTACCCTTGAAGCCGCCCATCCCTGTGAAGTTTTTGGTGGCACTCGGATCAGTCGTGTTGACCTGATCCCAGATCCGCGTATTCGTGGACATGAGGAATCCTTGCCGCGCGATGCGCAGCGATTGAATGCTTGGTTTATTGAGTGATGCGATCGGCGAGAGCGCTGAGCAGCATCAGAAAGGTGAAAACGACGAGAGAGGAGAGCGCGCCACGCCAGATGATCAGGCGGCGCGCCCATTGGCGACCGGTCACGGCCTAACTCTCACCGCAATTTGCTTGCCCTTCATCGAAGGCGCCAGGCGCTGCGGGAGATTGGCGACCAGATCCTCGCGCTTGCGGCCGATCACCTCATTGAAGGGAAGGCCGAAGCCGAGCAGGGCGATCTTGTTTTCGATGTCCTCGAGTTGCTCGTCGATGAGCGATTTAACCGGTGCCGTACTCATGCTTCCTCCTTGCGCCGCTGACAGGTGTCACGCAGGCGTTTGCAATAGTGGTTGAACTCGTCGGTGGTGATCGCGCCGTCGGTGAAGAGTCGGGTGATCAGCGCCTGCACCAGCAGGCTGATGTCTTCTTCACCGGCTGGCGCCGACACACCATCAAGGGCTTGGTCGATCAGGATGTGGGGGCTCAAAACCCACACTCCCGCTCTACGCGGTCGCTTTCTTGCTTGGCATCTCGGTATTCGTTCGCGTGCACCGCGACCAGGTCGTTGGCGAGCGACCGAACGATCTGCGGATCACCGCCGACGGCTTCGATGGCCCACTTGTGCAGTACACCGCCATTCCCGCGACAGATCAGTTCGATCAGGATCTTCTCGATGTACCGATCGGGATCAGGGTTCGCGGCCATGTGATCGGCCAGCGCCTCCGGTAGGTGGTCAGCGTTGACCAGGACCTTGCTTCGACTTACCGGATTTGGCGCCTCGACGTGGCGTCGATAAAGCAGATCGTCGACCGACTCGGTCAGCCATTCCTGACCTGCCTCCGTGTCGAGAAAGTCCTCTTCCGGGATGGGCTTGCGTAGAGCTGACATGGTCGTCTCCAGAGTGGCGGGGTGTTGATCCAACAAAACTCGGATGCACTCGTTCGCTCCGCTGGTTGCCGTTGGGCGCGGAGGGGAGTGCATTCGGCTTTTGTAGGGGAGGGTGGCCCGGTCTCGCTACTGGCGACAGACCGGGTTTGCAGCATCAAATTGTCGACGTGCGTAGGGGTGGCCTACCTCAAAGGGCCGATGCGCGGTGACATCGATGGCCTACTGTCCGCTGCCTGTATGAGTGATGGGCGCCGGTCTTCAGGCTTGCCGCGCCGCGCGAGGTGGGTCAGGTCAGCTATTTCATGATGGTCATCCTCCAGTGCGCGCCGTTGGCATCTTGGCGGGCGCTCGCCAGTCTCTGATGTTGCTGAGTGCAGGTGTCCAGCGTCTGCTGGGTTGGCGTCCGCATCGGACTGCTCTCAGGCTTCCGGTGGAGGTTCTTGAACGATCTCAAGCCTGCCGTGAAAGGTGGAGAGCAGTCCGATGCGCTCTCATAGAGAGGATCGGGCAGTTAACGACAGGCTGTCGTGGCGCTGGTTGTTCAAGCAGTCTCAGCCGCGCAGCGCTCTGTGTAATGCGCCATTGCGATCGGCATGTGGTAGCTGTCCAGCGGCCATTTGCTGACCTTGCAGCCTTGGCCGGCTGGGCAATGAAAGACAAACAGCTCGCCTTCGTCCTTATCCATTTCCATGCTCACCTGTGCACCGCTGGTGAAGGTGTCCTTGATGATCGTGGTCATGCTGTGTTCCTCCGGCTGATTTCCCGTCTGGCCCTGTCGCCAAGGCCAGCCAGTGAAATCGTCATGCTGCGAATAGCTCTTGCTGGGTGGGCTGCACAGCGCAGCGCTCGAGGCCTGCTCTCACCGCCGACTCCAGCAACTCCGCGTCTTGCTCCAGTTCTACACAACCCTCTGGAACAAGGCCGACCGCGCGGCGAATCTCGGCGGTGCGATTTTGAAGAGCCGGGATAACGATGGAACGCATGTTTCCGACGGTGCGGCGATCAAGGCTGCATTCCCGGCAAAGCCAGATGTAGTCGAGGATGAATTTCGGCATGTCGTCTCTCCGGTTGTTTTCCCAATGCACCCGTCGCCAGGTGCATCAGTGAAAAATTCCGTGTTGCTATCCGCCCCATGCGCGGCGCCGCGGTTTCCCCACCTGGCCGGCGTCACACATTTCGTGTTCGGTGTTCTTCGCCGGCTGGCTTGCATGGTTTGGCGTCCTCCCATATGGGGAGTCCGGCAGGTTCCAGAGCCTGCATGGGGATCGAAGTTTGTGTTTCGCGCTATGCCCGTTTCCGGGGATCGATCCGCGAAGATTCCTGACTGTTAAAGAGCGGCGGGTCTCTTGAGGCCCTTCGCAGTGGCTGTGTGTCGCTGCGATGGGTGAAATATAGGCAAACCCATATTTGGTGTCAACGGGTATTCCCATAAAATTTAGTTCTCCCGTATTTTGGTCGGAAAAAAGCCCGCACTGAGCGGGCTTCAATGGAATGGAATTCTATTTGGTGGCGTCTACGACCCTTCTCAGTCCCGCCATGTCTTGCTCGGAAACCCGTCCCTCTGTGCCACAGACCTTGAATTCAATGAGCTTGGATGAGGCCAGGCGCTCAATGTTCGCGCGATCTACTCGTTTGCTAAAGCTCTCCAGCGTCGAAGATCCCGCCATAGAGTTTTCGTATTTCATCTCAAGATATGGATCACGCTTACCGTCGACCAACCAGTCTGTGTGGTGGCAATCTAGGTATTGCCACTGATCGGAACGTGTCAAAAGCTGGATGCGATACAAGTAGGGAGTCGTGTAGCCCTTTGGATAAAAGGCAAAGACCGAAAAAGAAAAATCTTTGGGTTGAGACGGCATAGCCATCCAAGAAACAGATCGGTTATCAGTGAACCGATCAACTTCATCTTTGAATGCCCCTGCGCCTGAAACGCTCGAAAAAAGCAGAGCCCATGCAAAGAAGATAGTTCTCTTGCTCATCGAATCCCTCCATCAATTGAGGCGAGATTTTACCATTCGTGGCGCTGCGCCACCATTGGCTGGTGGGGGGGAGGGGAATGAAAAAGCCCGGCGCTGGGCCGGGCTCTTCTTTTCAGCCAGCTCTGACGCTCGCCGCCACTTCGTGAAAAATTTCGAATCCGCCCATATGATCAGGAATTCGAGCTTCAAGGTACTTAAAATCTGGTGAAATGAAGACCTTGAGCGCTAGAGGTTTACCTGGTCGAAAATAAGTGGAAATGGACAGAGCACGATCCGTCGGCGGCTGAATGGCTGCCGCCAAGCGCTCCGCGACAACAAGTGGATCGTTCCTATCGTTAGACATTGTGCCCTCCAACCAATGTTGCGTTTAAGGCCTCGAGTATCGGCCTCAGTGGCAACATTGAAGATTTAGCTCCTCCCGGAGCGGATGAGTCTGGTCCGCCAGCAAAGATTAGGCCTACTGCACCCAGCGGTCTACCCATGTCATCAACAGCCACTACAAGTGATCCGGAGTCGCCAGACATCGAAAATTCCGAATTATGACCATGGATGGTAAAAACGTTCGCGAACCGTATCACTCCGTTGAAGCCGTAGCTTTGTGCCTGGTACGCAACATTCAGAGGTCTCAGCTCTCTACCTACTATCAGACCTTTGGTGTGGCGAGTCGTTCTGCCAACCTTTTCAACCCGCATTCCTTCTACAGGGTCGAGAACCGCCAGCGGCGTGTCGAATGCTTCACCCTGCATTGAGCTGACCTGTATCGGATTGTTTATCCGAAAAACTGCAGCATCAAGGTTGCTGGCGATATCAACGTTGCCGAGTGATCCTACCCTCATCTCTAGTGCACGTGTGTGAAAGCCTAGTGTAAACGGTGCGATTCCGCCCGGACCTACATCGACTACACCAGGAGCCAAAATTGGCGTTTCCGGGGCAACGTGGCTACATAGTGCGCTTACGTGATTGTTTGTTAGCCCGTAGATGAGACCGTCCGGCAGTCGTACGAGAGCGCCGAGCGTGCCCGCGGAGGCGTCATTTCCAGGTGAGATCGAAGAGCCGCAAGCGTATGTAGCGCCTAGGCCAGGGATCATTCGCAATGAAAAGACTGCGCCTTGCGCGGAAGAAAGGTTCTTACCAACGGTGTCCATATGACCCTGTGGGTATGAGAAACCTTGCCGTTGGAGATTGCTTGGAAGCGTTTGAAGGTCACCTTTAGTGACTTTCCGTTTCGTGTAGATATAAATCATACGGTTCGTATGATTATAGGAAATCGATTGGATTTCTTTTTGCCTGAGTATTTGCTCGGCGTCATTTGAAAAAGGAATCGGAGGTACATTGGCCAGATATTGGTCGTCAACACCCTGAGGTAAAGGCTCGATGAGGCCGCGGGATATGGCCCACCTAGCTATCCCACTTGCTACCTCGTGGGTATTCAAAGGCGGCGGTGGAGCAAGTGGAGGAACCTGCTGCATGAAAATCTCCCCAAAAATCACGAAACCAAATTAGAAGGTCTGGCTTCGTGCAGACGCTTCCTTGTCTTGACAGCAAGCAAACATTACCTTTTTTGCTTCACCGCGAATACATCGCCCACCAGAACACATGCCCCAGGATCGAAATCTGCTGTTCCTGGATCTGTTGGAACGTGTAGTCCTCATCCGGATGCTCATCACGGTTGAAGCTGCGCAGGCGAATCCCGATCGGTATGCGGTAGACCTGCTTCACGCGAAGCTGCCCGTTGTGGTTTATGGCGTACATCTCGCCGTCGACGATATCGCTCAGTGAGTTTTTCCCCACGTTTACGCCGACGGTGGCGCCGTCGCGAAGCACGGGCATCATGCTGTTGCCGCCAACCTTGACGCACTTCGCGTTGCTGAACTGGACGCCATTGTGGCGCAGGTCTTTCTTGAAGAAGCGCAGCCGCGAGCTATCGCATTCCTCGATCGCAAACTTTCCGGATCCGGCTGCCAGCTCCACTTCATGGAGGAAAGGGACGTAGACCTCGTCATCATCGAGTGGAGTTTCGTCATCCCAGGTTTCGATGGTGCCAAGTTTCACGCTGGGCTGGATGCGTTCAGCCTGATGATTAGGCACACCCTTGAGCATGTCACCGACACCTTCAGCCAGCCACATCGGGGATACGCCACATACAGAGGCGATCTGAGCTGCGAAGGCGGTAGCCTTCGATTTCCCCCTCTCCAAATCGGAGATCGAGGTTTGCGTGAGTCCGGCACGCTCAGCAAGCTCAGTCTGATTGAGCTTGGCGTGGCGGCGGGCGGTTTTGAGTCGGTCTTTAAATTCCATCCGCGAAGTATTACGGGCGCTCCCATACCCTTGCAAATCGGTATTCCCATAATCTAATATATGGGTATTCCCGTATGGAGGGGCATCATGAACGCAATCTACAAGGGCCTCGTTGACTACTTCGGCACCCAGGAGGCCACCGCCGAAAAGCTCAAGGTTGATCAAAGCACCGTTTCCGGCTGGGTTCGGGGGAAGCACGGCATGTCTCCGGTTATTGCTAAACGAGCGGAGGCGCTGACCGAAGGTGCTTTCAAAAAAGAAAACCTGTGCCCGTCGTTCCCTTGGGCCGAGATGGCCGCCTAAGCGACATCCCTGTCCGCCAATCCGTTGAAGCCAGAATAGAAGAGAGCAGTCCCCATGGAAACGTCCAGTCCAAGACACACCGCACAAACCCGTGATCAGGTTCTGATCGCGCACGCTCAAAACCAGATCGCACGCACCGCCTTGAGCCAGGACGATTTCGCCCAAGCGCTGAGCCGGGAGATCTGCCTCCGAGTTCCAGCAGCGAAAGTCGTCCAGGCAAAGGTCCCGGATTTTGATGAGTTGGCGCGCCTGAACGACGTTGGTGAATTCGTGAAGGCTACAGGCCGCTGGCTGAAGCGTGTGCAGCGCTGGCTGTCCGGCGATCAGGAAATGCCGTCGTGGCTGGAGGAATCTTGGGTGAATGCTCTGGAGCCCGAGTATCGCGACCATTGCATCAACGAACTGGCCGGTCGCCACGGACTCACCGGCGCTCGCCAGATGCAGAGCGACCAATGTGCCAACAAAAGCTTTGGTGCGCTGATCCGCGCACTGGGCGACGTGATCGACACCGGTAGCGAAGTCTTTGATGACCAGGTGATGTGCGAAGAGGACCTGCCGCATCTTCCGGCGTTCGCCGAGCAGTGCCGTCAGGTTGAAGCGCGGGCAGGGGAGCTTGGCCGGAAGGCTGAAGTACTGATCGCAAAACACCGACCGAATTTGAAGCTTGCCTGAATCCCGGGCACAAAAAAGCCGGGATTGCGCCCCGGCTAATTCATTACCACTTGATGAGGCCGATTATGCATAGCCAACCCATCTCAAGCAATACCCCCAACAGTGTCGCGACACGTTTTTCGAACTCTGAAAACGTGTCGCGTGAAAAAATGAGCAGCTTTGACTTGCTCGACCTGGTCAACGCCGCGCGGAAGGAGCTTGGCGAAAGCGAAGTTCGTCGCAACGACTTCACCGCGAGGTGCCGGGACGAACTGGACGGCGAATACTACGAAACTTTCGTAGTAAGGAATCAGCGCGGCCCAGCCTCTGAGGCATTGATGCTGACCAAGGATCAGTGCCTACTGATTTCGATGCGCGAGTCGAAAGCCGTGCGTCGCTCGGTCGTCGCCAAGATCAATTCCCTGTCTCAGCCGCGCGAACTCACCCGCATGGATCTGATTCAGATCGCCTTCGAGGCTGAGCAGCAGCGCCTGCAACTGACGATCCAGGTCGAAGCCCAGGCCTCGAAAATCCACTCCATGGAGAACCTGTTCAAGGAAGGGATGACCCACACCCAATTCTGCAAGGGCCTCAATGGGGTCAACGTCATGCAGGTGGGCAAATTCCTCGAGGGCCGAAGCTGGCTCTACAACGAGAGCAAATCCGGCCTGCGCTTCCGTGTGGCGTCCTATGCCCGCGACAAGTACATGACCGAGCATCAGCACGAAGTCACTCCCCACGGCAAAGAGCCGTTCGTTTCCTTCACGCCAGTCCTGCTCAAGAAGGGCGCCGTGCGCCTCTACGACCTGTACCTGGCCGGCGAGCTGCCAATGAAGAAGACGTGGGACGGACTGTTCACCCACGACAAAGCACTGAGGGCCGCGTAATGGCCGGGGACTGGATCAAAATGCGAATCGACCTTCAGACACATCCGAAAGTTTTCCGCATGGTGTCCGCATTGAAAGCGGACAGACTTCGGATTATTGGCGGACTGCACATTGCATGGAGCATCTTCGACACCCATTCAGATGACGGAGTACTGCACGGTTACAGCGTCGACGCCATGGATGCCGTGGTGGGCTGGCCGGGCTTTACCCAAGCCATGATCGAGGTGGAATGGGCGTCCGTGCAGGACGACGGAAGCCTTGTAATGCCTCGCTTTGACGAGCACAACGGTGCCAGTGCCAAGCGTCGCGCCAACGACAGCGAGCGCAAGCGCAACGACCGCAAAAACAACCGTGTCCGCAATGTGTCCGCAAGCGATGCGGACAAATTGCGGACCAGAGAAGAGAAGAGAAGAGAAGAGAAGAAAGAGCAAGATCAAAAGCATGGTGCTGGCGCACCGTCGAAGTCTGGCAAATTCGATCCCCTCACTGCCAAGCCGGAAAACGTCTCGGAAAAGGCTTGGGCCGATTGGTGCCAGCACCGCAAGGAAATCCGCAAGCCGCTGACCGCCAAGAGCTGTGAGCAACAGGCCAAGGCTTTGCTGGGGCATGCCGCGCCGGATCAGGTGCTTGCCACCTCGATCTCCAACGGCTGGACCGGCATCTTCCCGGACAAGGTCGCCAGCAATGTGCACCCGTTCCCGCAATCCCGGCACACTGGCTTCGCTGATCGCGATTACACGTCCGGCCTGAAGATGCGGGAGGACGGCAGCTATGCGCTCTGAGCCAGTCCAAGCCACGCCGGAACTGCCGCCGGGCACCCGCATCCAGCCTGCTGAATGCGAAACCCACGGCGCCTACGACCAGAAGGTCTACGTGGTGCTGGGCCGGGAGCTGAGAAGCAATTGCCCGGAGTGCAGCCGCATCGCCCGCGAGAAGTCCGAGGCCGCCGAGCAGGCCAACAAGGCGATGGAGCTCCGCATGGCGCTTGCTCGCAAGCTGGGCGATGCACTGATCCCGAAGCGCTTCACCACTCGCACCCTGGGTAACTACCAGGTCGAGAACGAAGGCCAGCGCGAGGCTCTCAGGTACTGCAAGCACTACGTGCGGATCTTCGACGAGATCCTGAAGACCGGTCGCTGCATGGTGCTGATCGGCAAGCCGGGTACCGGGAAAACTCACCTCGGGGCGGCCATGGCCAACGAGCTGCTGCACAACACGTCGCGCACGGCGGTGTACCGGACTGTCGGGGCGATCCTGCAGGCGATCCGCTCCACCTACGATAAGCACAGCGAACGCAGTGAGGCGGAGATACTGTCAAGCCTGATCGACCCCGACCTGCTGGTGCTGGACGAGGTCGGCGTGAGCAAGGAGCAACCGAGCGACTTCGAGCTGACAACCCTGTTCGCAATCATCAATGGCCGGTACGAGCAGGAGCGCCCGACAGTGGTGATCTCCAACCTCGACGCGCACCAGTTGCCGGGCGCAATGGGCGAGCGCTGCGTCGACCGTCTGCGCGAGGGCGGAATGATCGTGGTTCCGTTCGAATGGGAATCTCAGCGCGGCAAGGAGGGCTTCTGACATGACCATCGACAAACAGAAACTCCAGTCCCTGCTGTGGAGCGAGGTCGCTTCCTGGAAGGCTGACTGTGCCGAGTGGAAGCGAAGCGCCGAGGCCTTGCAGGAATTCCTCGGGGAGAAGACCGTGGAGGAGGTTGCATTGGAGCTGCTGGCCGAGAATGAGGTGCTTCGCAAGGATCTCGAATCACACAAACGCATGCTTCTGGCGGCCGTTTGCGACCTTGGCGCGATTGGCGAAGCGCTCAAGTCCGACATGGATGCTGACGGGGATGAGTTGCTCGGCACGGTCATCGACCTGAAAGCGCAGAACACCCGAATGCTGGAATGGCTCAAGGACATCAGCCGGACATCTGGCGACAAAGGTGCCGTCATTGGCGCGCGCCAATTGCTCAAGGAGTTCGGGCAATGACCGAGTTCGCAATCCGTAGCCAGCGCGACATCAGCCGCCTCATGGGTGTCCTGCACGCCACCGACTTCACCAAACCCAAGATCGTCGTCATCAAGGACGAGAAGCGCCCTGACGTCTGCAATCGGAAGATGTGGGCAATGCTCAAGGACGTATCCGAGCAGGTGGTTTGGCATGGCAAGAAACTGACCAGTGAAGACTGGAAGTGTCTTTTCAGTGCCTCGCTGGAGAAGCAGCGCGCGGAGCCTGGCCTCGACGGTGGCTTCGTGGTGATGGCCGTATCGACCCGGAAGCAGTCGCAGAAGTGGTTCAGTGATCTGTTCGAGCTGATGCACGCCTTCGGCGCCGAGCATGGCGTCCGCTGGACTGAGCAGGACAAGTGGGGAGGGCGGTACTGATGCGAGAGGCCAAAACCTTCACCATTGCCGACGCTACCGCCAAGTGCATCACCGCCTGGTATCTGCAGGGCACCGCGATCATAAAAACTGCCGAGGACACCCCGCCTGAATGCGGTGACACGTTCCGCCTCGGCTTCAAGGACTACACAGTGGTCGCGGTGTGCGGCGATTACAGCTATCGATCTGCTTGCGCGACGATTGTTCCCAAGGAGGCCGAGCCATGCGCGTAGCCCTCAAGGAACAGAAGGCCCCGAAGCTGAAGAAGTGCAAGAACCCAGCGTGCGGCATCAGCTTCCCGCCGCAGCGCTTAGGGCAGGCGGTATGCAGTCCGAAGTGTGCGCTGGCCATTGCGCCGGCGAACACCGAGAGAGCCCGCAAGGCCATCGCCCAGCGCGACCGCCGCGAGATCAAGGTCCGCAAGGAAAAGCTGAAGAGCAGGGCGGATCACCTGCGCGAAGCCCAGGCCGCCGTGAACGAATATGTCCGCCTGCGTGACGCGCACCTGCCGTGCATCAGCTGCGACTCGATGCCGAACGACAACGACCTGATCACCGGCAGCCGCTGGGACGCCGGGCACTACCGATCTGTCGGCGCCTGTCCGGAGCTGCGCTTCGAGCCGCTGAACATCCACCGCCAGTGCGTGAAGTGCAACCGCAACCTGTCCGGTAATGCCGTCGAGTACCGCATCCGGTTGGTGCAGCGCATCGGCGCCGAAACCGTGGCCTGGCTGGAGGGGCCTCATGAGCCCCGCAAGTACACCGTCGAAGAAATCAAAACCATCAAGGCCGAATACCGGGCCAAGACCCGAGAACTGAAAAAGGGGCAGGCAGCATGAAATTAATCAACGCACGTCAAGCGTGGACAGACGCACAGCATGAGTCGAACGCGTCAATCAGTGCTGCAGCGGCTGATCGGGCAAAGTCCGCGACTGTCGTCCGGAAGGAAAAGGCCGCGCTTCGAGAGGTCATCTTTGCCGCCCAGGGCGAGGACAAGGAAGAGCGCATCATGGCTGTGCGACAGAGGATCCACATCGCCGAGACGCGCCGCACGCCTATTGGCCGTTCGACACATCGAGCCGCTCACCTCGTGACCATGGGGAAGGTGCAGAAGGCGATCGAGTCGCTGCCGTTCCAGGTCCAACAGTTGGGGCACTACCTCTACCACCCGTGCATGACCGTCGTGCACATGCTTAACGCCGAGAAGCTGATATGGTCGGATACTGACTTTAGCGCTCTCACTGATGCCAAGGCTGCGAAGGTGCACTGCCTGATCACCTGCGCCCTGCAGTCCTACAAAGCCGAGGCGAACGGGGGTGATGCGTGGGGCCCGGCTCGAGTGTCTGACGCCATGATGAAGCTGTACGGGATCGCTATCCAGCCCAAGCACTGGGATCGCGACTGGCTCGACATCTGGAATTTCCTGCGAAAGGCCATCGAGGAAGTGGATATTCAGGCTCAACAACCTGTGTGGCAGGTTATTCATGCAGAAAATTCAGAGGATGCGGCATAAAGATGTTGCTATGGTGGGGAATTTGATGTACTTTTCCCAGACTGCGCAACTCACCTCCAGCGCACGACAACATCGAAACCCGGACATCGCGCCGGGTTTTTTTGGACCTGCGCTCAAGATATGGCAATCTGCCCACTCAGCTAATGGAGGGCTTAGATGTCGCGTTATCAAGAGTTGCAGGCGAGTCTGCAAAAACGCATTACCGAGACTGATCAGTACTGGGCTGACCTGCACAGCATCGTCAACGGTATATGTAACTCGTTCACCGAGATGCTGGAGCTTCCAGCGCCGACGTTCCAAAATGAATTAGGGAGACAAGAATATTTCGTCAAGCTAGGGAAAAAAGTCGGCGAATCGTTTGTTCAGACCGATGTCAAGGATCTGCCTCGCGTCGGCGAAGCGCTTGAATTCGCTGTTTCTCTAGTAGTGCTCTCAGCTCCAAATCAGAAAAACAATTTCTATATTCAGATGAGACTGCATCGAGAGGGTGGCACCTATAAGCTGCTCATGGTTGCGTCTGGGAAAACTATATTGGGTGGCGCTCGTGATTGCGATAATTTCGCGGAAACCATAATCGCGGCAGTAATGGACCGAATAAATCCTCCCAAATAAATCGCAACCTACACAAAGCCTCGCATTTTGCGGGGCTTTTTCGTTTTCGGCTCCCCACACCCATTGCTCCGAGCTGGGAGTGCAGCGGGGCCAATTATTCATGGAGCGACGATGGATCCTACTGACCTCGGCCCAGGCACAGCTACCTGGCTGGGCGGTAGTGCCACGGTGATACTCGGCGGGTTGCTGTGGTTGCGGAAATTCCTATCGAAGGATGCCGCTGACCGGGCAATGGACAACGCCGATATCGGCACCGTCCGCCGCCTCAATGAACTGCTCGATTCGGAGCGCACCGCCCGGAAGGAAGCGGAGGCCCGTGCCGATCAGTTCGCGAAAGAGCGCAACGACCTGGCCGCTTCGGTTGGCCGCATGGAAGGAAAAATTGAAGCGCTGACCAGTCAGGTCGCCCAGCTCACGGAGCGAGTGACCCTGCAGAGCGACGAGATCACCCGCCTGCGGAACAAGCTCGGAGGTGCTGTGTGATGGACAGATGCGCGATGGAATTCATTGCTCGCCGCTGGTGGCGCCGGGCAGAAGTATGGGCGATCGCCATTGTGCTGGTCGCCGGCGGCACGGTACTGGGCTATCAGGCCTGCTACTGGTCGCTTGCCGAGAAGCAGGCGAAGCAGGTCGAGGAGATCCGCAGCGCGTACGCCACCGCCATGAATGAGCGTGACCAGCGCTTGGACGAATTGACCCGGAAGACTGGTACTGCCGCAGAGAAGGCTTCGAAGGCTGCAACGACTGCCACGCAGGCGGCGGACAAGGCGCTCGAAGCAGTCGATCGGGTAAGCCAGTAAGTCGCGACACGTTTAGCGAATCAGCAAATTGTGTCGCGACACGGAGTGAGCATGACAGCACAAATACATGACATCGCTGATCAACGCCCACACCTGACGGTAGCGGCTGGTGACGGTGTCCACGTACTGCCGTGTGACCTGGTGCGCTCAGTGATTGCCGGCGACAACCCATCAGCCATCCTGACCGAGCCGGTTCTACGCCGGATTATTGAAGAGTGGTTCCAGAAGGTGACGGCATGACTGCAAAGCTCGTTGAGTTTAAGCGTGAGGGCTGGCGCGATGCTGCCAAGACGCTGCGCAAGATCGCTGATGATCTTGATGCGGGTGTTCATCCGGAATGCACTGTAGGCGCGTTGACCCTAATGGGGCCGAAAGGCGAGGTGACGGTGTTCGGGCTGGGGCCCAAGTGCGACGACCTGCAATGTTTGGGCGCTATGCGGCTTGGTGAGCAGAAGCTGATTGATGTACTGCTGGATGGCGGGGAAGGGTGAGTGAGCTATTGAACCTATGGCGCATGACGCTTATGTTTGAACCTCATTCATGCAAGGAGCTGTGAGATGTCGGATATCGCGAAAGGCTCTATCGTATCGCTCAAGAGTGGCGGGCCCGCCATGACGGTACAGGAAGTCGGCTCTTATACAGGGTATGGAATTACTAACGGGGCCAAGTGCGTCTGGTTTGAAAACGACAAAAAGAAGGAAGACTTTTTTGACGTTGAAACACTTCAGGTGATTGAAGTAAGTCAGTAGTAGACGCGTTGTGTTGAAGCCCCGCCAAGTGCGGGGTTTTTTGTTTCTGGAGCATTGCATGTCAATCAAGCAGCCCGACTGGGAGGCGATAGAACGAGCCTACCGGGCTGGTCTGCTTTCCCTGCGCGCCATAGCCTCAGAGCATGGAGTGGCGCACAACACAATCATGAAGCGCGCGGAGAAGGAAGGCTGGCAGCGTGACTTGACGAGCAAGGTCAGATCCGCCGTAAAGGACAAGGTGACCAGAGCGGTGACCACGGATGGTGACCAGAAGAAACTGGTCACTGAGGCCGAAATTATCGAGGAAGCATCCGATCAAGCTGCGGCTGTCGTGCTTGCCCACCGATCCGGCTTAGCCCAGTGGCGAGGCATTGCAAGCAAGCTCAGTACGTTCCTCTCCAGCGTAACGGTCACTGAAGAAAACCACGGCGACTTCGCTCGGTCACTCAACGCGGGCGTCGATGCTCAGCTCAAAGTGATCAAGGGCGAGCGCCAAGCATTCAATCTCGACACGGAAGAGGGTGACAAGACAGTCGACACCCTGGCCGCGATGATGGACGAACTATCGAAGGACGCCTGACATGAAGCCCGAGCACATGAAGCTGCTCCGGGATAAGCGTTGGAGGCTCAATAATCTCTACTTCATCACCGACAAGCAGGGCAAGAAAGTCCGCTTCCGGATGACGGACGAGCAGATCGAATACTTCGACGGGATGCACACGCGGAACATCATCCTGAAGGCTCGTCAGCTCGGCTTTACCACTGAGTGCTGCATCATCCAGCTCGACGCTGCTCTGTTCGAGTCGGCGAAGTGCGCACTGATCGCCCACACCCTGAACGACGCCAAGCGCCTGTTCCGGGAGAAGGTGAAGTACGCCTACGACAACCTGCCGAAAGAGATTCGAGCCGCGAATCCCGCGAGCAACGACGCTGCCGGTGAGTTGGTATTCAGCAAGGGCGGCTCGCTCTACGTCAGCACGTCCTTCCGAGGCGGCACGCTGCGTTATCTGCACGTCTCCGAGTTCGGGAAGATCTGCGCCAAGTTTCCGCACAAGGCCCGCGAAATCGTCACCGGTGCCTTCGAGGCGGTGGCCACCGACTGTTTCGTCACCATCGAGTCAACGGCAGAGGGTAGGGCCGGCTACTTCTTCGACTACTCGCAGAGCGCCGAGAAGCAACTTCTGTCCGGCACGCCGCTGGGCAAGCTGGATTGGAAGTTCTTCTTCTTCAGCTGGTGGAAGAATCAGGCTTACTGGCTCGACCCGGCCGAGGCGGTCATCCCTCAGCGTCTGACCGACTACTTCAACGAGTTGGCTGCAAAGTACGGCATTGTCACGAACCCGGGCCAGCGCGCCTGGTACGCAGCCAAGGAGAAGACCCTCGGCGACGACATGAAGCGGGAGTACCCGTCGATCCCTGCCGAGGCCTTCCAGCAGTCGATCGAAGGCGCCTACTACGCCCAACAGTTCACCAAGCTGTATGCCGCTCAGCGCATCGGCGCAATACCGAACAACAGCCACCTACCGGTGATGACCTTCTGGGACATCGGCGTCAGCGACTCCACGGCTATTTGGTTCGTGCGCCAAGTTGGCGAAGAGTTTCATGTCATCGATTACTACGAGAACTCAGGCGAGGGCCTGCGGCACTACATGAAGGTGCTCAAGGACAAGGGCTACACCTACTCCGAGCACTGGGGGCCGCACGACATCGATAACCGAGAGTTCGGCAGCGATGCCAAAACCCGCCGAGAACTGGCCCGCGAGGGTTATGAGATCGACGGTGAGAAGTACAGCATGACCTTCGAGATAGTCCCAAAAATTGGCGTCAACGACGGCATCGAACAGGTTCGCGAGATCCTGCCAAAGTGCGTGTTCGACGAGGCCAAGTGCGAAGAGGGGATCGGTTGCCTCGAAAACTACAAAAAAGAATGGGACGACAAGCGCGGCTGCTGGAAGAACAACCCGCTTCATGACTGGACCTCTCACGGATCCGACGGATTCCGGTACTTCGCTGTCGCGAAGAGCGCCAGGAAGCCGGCCACCAAAATCAGAATGGGATTTGCACGCTGATGAGCGACGTCACTTTCACTCGCCCCGAGTACGACGCGGCGAAAAACCGCTGGCGCTTGGTGCGCGACGTCTGCAAAGGCTCCGAAACCATCAAGGCTGCTGGCGACCGCTACCTACCAAGGCCGAACGCGGCCGACACAAGCGAGGACAACAAGCAGCGCTACGAGGCGTACAAGAAGCGGGCGGTGTTCTACAACGCCACCGGGAGAACGAAGCACAGCCTCGTCGGCGCGGTATTCCGCACTTGGCCAACGCTCACCGTACCTGGTGCACTCGACTACGTTTCCAAGGACATCGACGGCCAAGGCGTGAGCGTGTACCAGCAATCCCAGTCGGTGATTGGGCACTTGCTCGAAGTCGGCCGTCACGGGCTGCTGGTGGATTACGCCGCAGTCGAGGCTGGAACGGTCAGCAGAGCAGACGAGCTTGCCGGCCGGGCCCGGGCAAACATCGCCAGCTACACCGCGGAGTCGATCATCAACTGGAAGACTCGCCAGGTCGGCGGTCAGCACCTGCTGAGCCTTGTCGTGCTGCGTGAGACGGTAGATGTCGACACGGATGACGGTTTTGGCAGTGAGCAGGTTGTTCAGTACCGCGTATTGCGCCTGGATTCTACCGGGATGTATACGCAGGAAGTCTGGAAGGAAGGGGCGAGCGAGACCGCTCAGGTTGTCGCACCGTTCACGCCGCTCAATGGCGTGGGTCGACCGTGGAAGTTGATCCCGTTTCAGTTTGTTGGCAGCGAAAACAACGACACCAGTATCGACGATTCACCGCTGTACGACATGGCGGAGATCAACCTCGGCCATTACCGGAACAGTGCGGACTACGAGGAGGCGGCCTACTTGGTTGGGCAGCCGCAGCCGTGGATGTCCGGCTTGAGCGATCAATGGCGCGACCACTTGGAAGAAGAGGGCATCTACCTCGGCTCCCGAGCGCCTTGGTTGCTCCCTCAAGGCGGCGCCTGCGGAATGATGCAGGCTCAGCCGAACGCACTCGCCAAAGAAGCCATGGACGCCAAGAAACAGGACATGGTTTCGCTCGGCGCCCGGCTCATTGAGCGTGGTAGCGCAGTGAAGACCGCCACCCAGGCCGACAACGACAGCGCCGCTGAACACAGCGTCCTGTCGCTGGTGGTCAGTAACGTCAGCGAGGCCTACAGCCAGTGCCTTGAATGGATGGCTGAGTTCGTGAACGCCTCCGGTGAGGTGGTCTACAAGCTCAACCAAGACTTCAGCCAGATCACTCTGGACGCGACGATCCTGGCAGCGCTGTTCAACGCAGTGCAGGGCGGCAAGCTGCCTGAAGGCGACTTCTGGCAGTACCTGCGCGATCGAGGCGTGATCAACCCGGAGAAAACGGACGATGAAATACGGGACGAACTGGAGGTGCAAGGAACCGGTATCGACCTGGATGATGACGAGGTGATTCCGAATGGCGGCAAACCAAGCAATCCTTGATGCCACGATCCGACACGCCGTCTTCCTCGAGCAACTGAAGTCGGGTGAGGTGGCGAAGTTCGCGCCATTCCTAAAGGAGATCGACCGCTCGATCCGCGAGCGGCTGACCCGGGCGGATCTGACGGATTACAGCGTCGCTCGCTTGGAGCGGCTGCTGAGCGAGGTCGACAGCCTGCTGTTGGGCATCTTCGACCGGTACAGCGAAAAGCTGAAACTTGATCTGGTGGATATAGCCAATTACGAGGCCGAGTTTGAGGCGACCAGCCTGACCCGGGCGGCACCGGTGGGCGTCACCTTCGACGCAGCGGTGCCAGGTGCCGCCGTAATCAGGGCAGCAATCCTCACCAATCCGCTCAGTGTGCGCGGCGCCGACGGCGGCAAGCTGCTCAAGTCGTTCATTGATGGCTTCACTGCTACCGAGAGGCAGCGCCTCACTGGCGCGATCCGGCAGGGCTTCTTCGAAGGCCAGACCAACTTCCAGATCATCAAGAACATTCGCGGCACCAAGGCGCTGAAGTACAACGACGGGATCCTGGCCACGACCAACCGCAACGCCGGTTCGATTGTTCGGACTGCGGTGCAGCACGTCGCCACCCAAGCGCGTATGGAGACGCTGAAAGCGAACTCCGATGTCGTGCAGTCGGTGGAGTGGGTCAGCACGCTGGATTCGAAGACGACCAGCCAGTGTCGGACGCTCGACAAACGCCGCTTCAAGTTGACCGAAGGACCGAGGCCGCCGATCCATATCAACTGCCGGTCGACGGTGGTGGCTGTGACTCGCTTTAGCGCGCTGTTCGCCGAGGGCGCCACTCGGGCATCCATCGGCGACAGCGGTGCGCAGCAGGTAAGGGCGGACCTCAGCTACTACGACTGGCTCAAGCAGCAGCCGGCGGCGTTTCAGGACAAGGCCATTGGCCCGATGCGGGCGAAGCTGTTCCGCGAAGGCGGGCTGAGTGTCGAGCGCTTCGCCGAGCTGCAGCTTGATCGCAACTTTTCACCTCTGACTCTCGTGCAGATGAAGGCTCTTGAGCCACTGGCGTTTGAGCGAGCTGGACTGAGTTGAGTGTGCGAAATTAAAGGATCCCGAGATAGCGACGAAGCCCTATCCACATTTTGTTAACACCGAGGCGTTCTTCTGCATCTTTTGGATTTTTGTAGGTGTCGAGTGGGTCAACCTTATGTTCCGGCCAGCTTGCGAAGGCATGGATGATAATTGCAGTAACTTTTGGGATTTGGTCAAAAAACGTCGTTTTGTCGGACCCCGAATAAAACTCGGGCTGACACTTTTCAAGGGGCGCGAGCGCCAGATAAAACTGGTGCCTCCAGTGCTCCTCATGGCCTTCAAGTTCTTCAAGGGCCACTTTGTCACGGATGCGCACCTTTGCTCTTTTGTAATCCTCAATCAACCTCGCTGCTGTTAGCCAAGCAAGTCGATTTGGTTTGGGTGGGATATCGCGAGTATCGCCAACAAGGGATTCGTACGCACGTTCAAGTGTCTTGACTGCAAAGGGCAATAAGCGGTCATCACGCCTTTCATTGACACTTTTCCGAATAGTCAAAAAAGCAAGTCCAGCTGACATGGCGCCAGCAAATGCTGCCGCTACGTTTGCCCAATCTCCGATTGTCATTACTTCGTCCTCAACCCAAATCATCAAATAAGGCGGCTGCCATAGCGCAAGCGCCCATTTGACTACGGCGACCGTTCGGGCGTCGAGCATCTCTATCACTTGCAGGCAGGGCCTGCACCTACGTCTCTGGGAGACAACCAATGCTGAAATTCCAACTGGATACCCTGGAAGGGGTAGATGAAGCCGTGCGCGCTCTTTACACCGAGAAGGACGGCAAGTTCGTACTCGGCATTGAAGGTCTGCCGCAGCAAGAAGATGTATCCGGCCTGAAGGCCAAGGTTGATGAGCTGCTCGGCGAGAAGAAAGCCGCCGAGAAGAAGGCGCGTGAAGCTGAAGAGGCTGCGCGCCTGGAGCGAGAAGAACTCGCTCGCAAGTCCGGCAACGTCGAAGAGCTCGAACGTTCCTGGACTGAGAAATTCACTCGCCGCGAAGCTGAGCTGACCGGCACGCTGGAACAGGAGCGGGCAACACTGAGCGGGCAGATCCGGGATCTGACTGTCGGCCGTACCGCAACTGACATCGCCTCCGCACTTGCAGTGCAGGGCAGCGCAAAAGCCCTGTTGCCGCACATCGAACGCCGTCTGAGCGTCGAGCAGCGCGACGGGAAGCCTGTTGTGGTCGTCCTCGACGCACAGGGCAAGCTCTCGGCGGCAACGCTGGACGAGCTGAAAGCAGAAATCTCGAATGACGCGGCGTTCGCGCCGCTGATCGCGGGCAGTAAAGCATCGGGCGGCGGGGCCGGCGGTGCAGGTGGTGGGGGCGGGGCCCCGAAAGGAAAAATCGGCGGTACCAAAGAGGAACGTACGGCTGCGATCGCAAGCCGGTTCCCAGATCTCCCTCAATCGTAAGGAAATAACTCATGTCCCTGTCGCAAATGCAGGTCTTCAACCAGTACATCATGCCTGCGACTCTCGAGACGCTGGATCAGTACCTGGCCGCTTTCAACGCTGCGAGTCGCGGCGCTATCGTGCTGTCCCCGGACGGCTTCACTGGCGACTTCCTCCAAGAGTCGTTTTTCCAGACCCTGGCTGCTGCTCAGCGCCGCGTGGACCGCTACAGCGCAAACGCCGCCGTTGCTGCAACCGACCTGACCGAACTGAAAAACACTTCGGTGAAGGTCGCCGGCGGCTTCGGCCCGATCCGCTATGAGCCATCGCAGATGACCTGGCTGGAGCGCCCAACCGCCCAAGGTATCGAAGTCGCTAGCCGCGCGTTCGCTGAAATCCTGCTGAAGGATCAGTTGAACACTGCGATCGCGGCGCTGGTGGCAGCGATCACCGCCCAGGCGGCAGCAGTCAACGATGTGTCGGCTATCGCAGGTATCAGCTACGCCGGTTTGAACAACGCGCATGCGAAGTTCGGCGACGCCAGTCAGAACTTGGTCACCCAGGTGATGCAGGGCACCAGTTACCACAAGTTGGTCGGCCAGAACCTGGCGAACCAGCAGCAGCTGTTCCAGGCGGGCAACGTTCGCGTGGTGGACATCCTCGGCAAGATCTCCGTTGTGACGGATGCTCCGGCGCTGATGCAGGCCGGCACTCCGAACAAAGAAATCATCCTGTCTCTGGTGCAGGGTGCTGCGTTGGTGCACGACGGTCGCGACATCATCAGCAACGTCCAGACCACCAACGGCAAGGAGCGCATCGAAACCACGCTTCAGACCGACTACACCTTCGGCCTGGGCCTGAAGGGCTACACCTGGGATACCACCACCGGCGGCAAGTCGCCGACCGACGCCGAGCTGGCGACCGGTACCAACTGGGACAAGACCGCTACCAGCATCAAGCACACCGCCGGTGTGGCTCTGATCGGTGACGCCTCCAAGTAACCCCGTGATGTCCAAGCCGGGACGTGTGCCCGGCTTGGCGGAGATGCAATCATGAGCAATAAAATCTGGTATCTGCCCGGACCGTTTCACCAGTACCGGGAAGACGTGAAGGCGCTGGCGAAGGAACACGGCCTGCGCATCATCGACGCGAGCATCACCGAAAGTCGCGAGGGTGAGGCTGATGACGTGCCGGAGGTGACGGTGCGGCAGGTTGAACCAGCACCGGTGCTGCTGATCGCCGATAGTGTTGATCACGCTGCGCTGCAGGAGCTTATCGACAAGTTGAATGCGGAACGTGACGGCATCGTGCCGCTGATCGACGCCGCCGAAGGTCTGACCGAACTGGAACACCCGGGCGCCGGCGAACTGCCAATCCGCCTGTTCGGTGCGCTGAAAGCAATTCATGAGGGTTTCGAAACTCTTACGGGTGAACGTGACAACCTGGCTGGCGAGGTTGAATCTCTCCGCGCTGAAGTCGAACGCCTGAAGGCGGCAGCGGAACCGGTCGACAATGCTGAGAAGATCGCGAACCTCAAAGCGCAACTCGACGCCGCCAACGTGACGTATCGGGCGAATGCCTCGGTAGAATCGCTGGAAAAGGCAGTTGCTGACCTGCAGCAGGCGTAATAACCCGGGTGCCCGGTAACGTGGCACTCGATCCAGAACACCACAGCGAGCTGATTCATGACTCTCATCATTGAGGACGGCACCGGCAAGCCCGACGCCGAAAGCTACGCATCCGCCGAAGACCTGGCCATGTACTCCGTGAAGTTCGGCGTGACCATCCCGGCGGAGGTGCCAGCGCAGGAAGCGTTGCTACGCCGGGCCGCGCTGGCAATGGACGGCATGACGTGGAAGGGGCGAAAGTCCAACAGCGAGCAGGCACTATCCTGGCCACGCCGCGGCGTCGAGCTGGATTACGAGATCAAGCCCGACAACTACCTGCCAGCGCGGATCCAGTACGGCCAGATGGCTTTGGCCGCCGAGATCCACACTGACGACGTCGACCCGATCGAGAAACGCAAAGGCGCGGTAACGCTGGAGCGTGTCGAGGGCGCGGTAACTCGCGAGTACGCGACGATCCCGAACACCAGCGGCCGACTGTTGCCGGCGGCGCCGGATCGCCCGAGCGCGACACAGTTTGCTGACTACCTGCAGAGACGTGGTTTGTTCGCTGTTAGGGCTTGAACTACTTTTAAACCTCCATGAATAGGAGGTGAATATGCAACAGGAAGAAAAAGCTGCTTGGGATCAGTACTACGCAGCAGCAATCATCGCGGTCGCATCAATACCGCAGGAAAAGACGGGATCTCCATTAGACAGTTTGAATAGCACTCCAATGTCTATTGCGAGCAGAGCTGCGACGCTTGCGGACTATATGTTTGAGCAGCGCAAAAAAAGATCGCGTTAACTTTTAGCCATCTTGGAGCCACCATGGCCTTCTACGACGAAATGGCCGTGATGGCTCTGGAGATGATCACAGAGTTCGGCCAGCCCGTGACGATCAGCAAGACTGAGCCGGGCGAGTACGATCCTGAAACAGGTGAGGAGTCACCGGGCGCCACCGTTGAACAGACCGCCCAAGGCATCCTGCTCGACTTCACCGGTCAGGAATTCCAGAACAACAGCCTCATCAAGCAGGGCGACAAGAAGCTGAAGATCGCCGCGCAGGGGTTGGAGTGGGTGCCGGATCTGCTGAACAAGGTGATCATTCAGGGGCGCATCTGGTCCATCGTGCCGCCGTTGAAAGAGGTGAATCCCGCCGGGACACCGATCCTTTATGAGCTGCAGGTGCGGTCATGAGTAGGGCTGGCGCCGGGCAGGCCGGCAGCTTCGCCCTGAGCCTGGCCGAGTTCGCGACTCAAACCAGTGAAGCGATCGACGCCAGCGTGCGCGAGATCATCATCGAGGTCGGCAGTAGCCTGATCCGCATGTCTCCCGTGGGCAACCCGGAGATATGGGCGCAGAACGCTGTCGCGGCCCAGTACAACAAGGCCGTTGACGACCACAACTCCGCGCTGCGCAGCGATCCTGCCAACCTGACCAAGGGCGGCAGGCTCAAGAAAGGTCGCAAGCTCAACGACGGCATGGACATCGTCGCACCGGAGGGCTATGTCGGCGGCCGCTTCCGGGCGAACTGGCACCTTTCCATCGGCGTGGTCGAGAACGTCACCTTCGACGAGGTTGATCCGAGCGGCACCGAGACCATCGCGGCTTTGGTCGCCGCCATCAGCGATTTCACCGCCGGCCAAATGGTCTACCTCATCAACAACTTGCCCTACGCGATCCCGCTAGAGTTCGGCCATTCCAAACAGGCCCCCAGCGGGATGGTCCGGGTCACCGTCGCTCGCTTCCAGCAGATCGTGCAGGAGGCCATCAGGAACAATCAGGTATGAGTCACGCGATCATCGCCTCGATCTACGAGGCAAAGCTCATCACTTGGAACAATGCCAGGCCGCAGAAGCTGAAGATCGTCTTCGAGAACACGGTCTACACGCCAGCAGCGGATGAAACTTACCTGCGGGCGTTTACGATACCGGGTGATACCACGAGCAACACGATCGGCGGCGATCACCGGCTGTTCACAGGTGTGTTTCAAGTCAGCATCATCGCGCCGGCCGGTACAGGGAAAGCAAAGACGAATCCTATCGTCGATGAGCTGACAGGCCTGTTCCCTCTGTACGCTCGGGACACGAAAGGGGCTGTGACTGTGGTGACTATGTCGCCAGTTGATCCGGGCCCAGGCATCACCGGCGATTCCGCGTACACCGTTCCGGTCTCGTTCACCTATCGAGCCGACACCAACTAATTCGCCCATTGGGCAAACCCAGAACCCGCCATCGAGCGGGTTTTGTCATTTCTGAAAAGGAGAATCACCCATGGGCTACAAAATTCCGAACGGCGGCACTTTCCAGCACGCTGCTACCTATGCCGCTGCATTGGCGTTCGCTTCCATCACTAACGCCATAGAAGCGGTGGCCACGGTTGTGGGCGGTACTCTCGTCGCTGGCGATATCGTTCTGCTGACATCTGGCTGGAGCAAGCTCGACAGCAAGGTGGTCCGAGTGAAGGCGGCGACTGCTACGGCGATCACGCTGGAAGGCATCGACACCACCGACACCCAGATCTTCCCGGCCGGTGGCGGTGCGGGCACCATGCGCAAGGTTCTGACCTGGGTGCAGATTCCGCAAATCTCCGACGTTGCCTTCTCCGGAGGTGAACAGAACTACCTCGACGTGGTTTTCCTCGAGGATGACCAGGGCAAGCAAATTCCGACCGACAAATCGGCAGCCAGCATGGTGCTGACCTTGGCGGATGACCCTGCTCAGGACTTCAACAAGGTGCTGATGAAGGCTGATGCCGGCAAGCAGGTTGAGGCTGCGCGCCTGAACCTGCCGGGCAATGACACGCTGCTGTACGGCGCTTACACATCGTTCTCCAAGCAGCCAGCAGTTTCCCGCAACAACCTGCTGACTCGCACTGTGAACCTGGCTCTTCAGGCCGAGCCGACCCGCTACCTGACCGCGGTGGTGTAACCCATGGCAAAAATCAGAATCGCCCAGAATCCGACGTTCCAAGCAATGGTGCTGATCCCGATCGTTGGCAGCGCGCCTGAAAAGATCGAGTTCACGTTCAAGTATCGCGACCGGCTGGAACTGGCCGCGCTTTTCGATGAGTGGAACGAGAATCGCAAGGAAGCCTTGGCCGCGCTCGGGGATCAACCATCGCTTTCTGAAGTGGTTGCTGCTGATGCAGCCCAGCAGGTTCAGCAAATCAAGGATCTGGTGGCTGGCTGGGCCTTCGACGACAAGTTCGATGAGAAGAGCATCACCGCGCTGGTGAGGTCGTGCCAAGGCGCAACCGAGGCGGTAGTCGAAGCCTACCAAGGCGCCTACAACCAGGCCCGCCTGGGAAACTGACGGACGCCGCGCGCGCACTTTATGCGCCAGCGGCGCCGGTCGAGTTGATGAGCATGTTCGGCCTTGCGCCTGGTGATCTGGAAGAGGAAACGGAAGTCTGGCCCTGTAACTGGCCAGCCTTTCTGTTGTTCAACCGAATGTCCACGCAGTGGAGGGTCGGCACCGGTGGCGCCATCGGCCTAGATTACAACTGCATCCGCGACGTCGCCGGCTTCCTCGGCATCAAGAAAAAGAAACTCGCTGAAATCTTTCCTGACCTGCAGGTGCTGGAAGGCGAAGCCCTGCGCGTGATGGCGGAGGAAAGGGAAAACAGCCCGTAATCACGGGCACTTATTCAAGGTGAGTCGATGAACATTGCAGAACTCGGCGTCAAGATCGACTCGGCCGATGCAATCGAGGCCAAAACGAGCCTTGATGAAATGGCAAAGGCCGGTGGCCGGGCCGAGCAGTCCGCCGTTTCGCTGATGAACGAAATGCAGGCGCTGGAGAAATCGCTTTCTACCAGCGCCAAGACCACACAGGACCTCGCCAAACAGCGTGATGCGTTGGCGAAGCTGACTAAGACCGGCGCCTATGGCGAAGCTGAAGCCGCGAAGATCTCGGCGCAGCTCGACAAGCAGCAGGTAGCGCTGGCCAAGTCGGCAATGGATGAACAGAAGGCACTGAACAGCCTGCTGGGCGCCATTGACCCGGCTCGCGCTGCGCTGGCGAAGCTTGATACCCAGGTCGAGCAACTGGGCAAACATCTAGATGCCAGCCGGATCAGCCAGGACGAGTACAACACCGCCCTGAGCAAGATCGACAAGGACTACGACAAACTCAACAGAACCACCACTGGCTTCGACAAGCTGCGCCTAGGCACTCGTCAGGCACAGGAAAACGTCGTTCAGCTGGGCAATGCGCTTTCCTCGGGCGACTGGGGGAGCGGTGTACGAGCGGTTGCGCAGTTGGGTGCTGGTGCGGGCGAGGGTGCCGCAGGCTTGCTTGCGATCCTCGGGCCACTTGCGCTGGCCACCGCCGCTGTGGGTGGACTGGCGTACGCTTTCTACAAAGGCAGCGAGGAGCAGGACAGCTACAACAAATCGCTGATTCTTACCGGCAACTACGCCGGCGTCAGCGCTGGCCAGCTTGGCGACATGGCGCGTCAGGTTAGCGCCACAGTTGGCTCCACCGGCCAAGCGGCTGAAGTTCTGGCGCTGCTGGCGGGCAATGGCAAGATTGCGGGAGAGAGTTTCACCGGCATAACTCAAGCCGCCGTTTCGATGCAGGAGGCAACTGGCAAGGCCGTAAGCGAGACGGTGGCGGAGTTCACCAAGCTCGCCGACGATCCGGTCAAGGCGTCTGCAGCGCTGAATGAACAGTACCACTACCTGACCGCGTCGGTTTACTCGCAGATCGCCGCGCTGGAGAAGCAGGGCGACCACGCCGGCGCCGTGAAACTGGCGACCGAGCAGTATGCCGACGCGATCAACGAGCGAACCCCACGAATTCTGGAGAACCTGAGTTTCTGGGAGAAGGGCTACAACGCTGTAGCGCGTGCCGCTGATGGGCTGAAGAACATCGGGCGTAGCGATATTGGCGCCGATATCGAGCAGTCTCGTCGGGATCTATCCCGGGCTCAGTCCGGTGATGTCGGCCTGTTTCAGAACAAGCAGGAGATGATCGATCTCTACCAGAATCGACTCAACATGCTTGAGGACCAGAAGGCTGCTGAAGCCGATATCGCCAAGTGGCAGGGAGAGCAGGCAAAGGCCCAAGGGGAAGCCGTCTCTTCGATGGCGAAGGTCGACGCACTCACAAAGTCAGCTTGGACGAATGAGCAGAAGCGCACCGAGGCGATCAAGGAGTACAAGCGGCAGCTCGAAGACATCCGCAAGGTCGCACCCAACGACCCGCGCCTGAATCAGGCCGCGATCGACAAGAACCTGGCGAACATCAACGACCAGTTCAAGGATTCGAAAGCGGCAGGCACTCAGGTCGATCTGACTGGATTCAACAACGCCAAGAACAACCTGGCAGCTATCAGCGAAGAGTACAAAAACGCCCAGAAGGAACTGGAAGCAGCGCAGAAGGCAGGACTTGTTTCTCAGGCTGACTATGCCCTGAAGCGCGAAGCCCTGATCGGCAATGAACGCGACGAAGTGACCGCAGCCTACGAGGCTGAGATCGCCGCGTTGGAAGCCGCGAAGGCTAAAAAGACTACCTCTGCCGCGCAAAGCATCCAACTGGACCAGAGGATCGCCGACGCCCGCGCAGGCATGGTCAAAGCGCAGAAGGACGCGGATAGCCAGCTCGATGTCCTGGCCACGAACGAGACTGGCCGCCTTGCCCGACAAGAGCGGTCGATCACGACCTACGTCCAAGCCTTGGCCCAGCAACAGAGGGCTCTGGAATTGGCAGGGCAGCGCGCCGTTCTCGGCGTCGGCCAGGGCGATCGTCAGAACGCTCTCAACAACGAGCTGAACAGCCAGCAAGACCGGTTCGCACAACAAGCGCTGGAACTCGCGAATCAGAAGTCAGATCCATCGCGGAATATGTCGGAGGAGGAGTTCGCCCGTAAGTCGCAGGCGCTCGCCGACGCGAACAAGGCGGCCACCGACCAAATCCGCCAGAACTACGCGGATGTGGAGGCAGCGCAGGGTGATTGGACCAAAGGCGCGACATCGGCCTGGGCCAACTACCTGGACTCGGCGAGCAACATTGCCGGCCAGACGAAAACCCTGTTCGGCAACGCCTTCAGCTCGATGGAGGACGCGGTCGTCAACTTCGCCATGACCGGGAAGCTATCGTTCGCCGACTTCACCAAGTCCATTCTGGCGGATATGGCGCGGATCGCGACCCGTCAGGCCAGTTCTGCGTTGCTGAGCAGCCTTGTCAGTGCTGCCACCAGTTACTTCACTGGCGGAGGCGGCGGTAACGGGCTGGCGGCTGGATCTGCTGGCGCAACGTCTTCGAATCTCGGCGCGTCCTCGGCTGGTTATTCCAGCAACTACTTCCCGCAGGCGATCGGCGGTGCCTGGTCGTCGGGCGTGCAAATGTTCGCCAACGGCGGCGCCTTCACCAACAGCGTCGTCAGCACGCCGACCGCCTTCGGGATGGCCGGCGGCCGGGCGGGAGTCATGGGGGAGGCGGGGCCAGAGGCGATCATGCCGCTGACCCGAACCGCCGGCGGCCAACTTGGCGTTCGGGCAATCAGCGGCGGCGGGAGTGGTGGCGGCAACGTTTACAACTTCCCCGTCGCTGTATCGGTGCAAACCCAGGGAAGTGGCGGTGCGGCCAGTACGGAAGACACCACGCAGCTGGGCAAGGGCATTCAGCAGGCTGCGAAAGCCGAAGCTGAGACCGCAATTGCCCGTGCCCTGCAGCCGGGCGGCTCGATTTGGCGCCTTACAAACGGGAGAGGCTGATGGCCATCGAGAAATTCATCTGGCCGACCCAGCACGGTGACTCGCCAGAGATCACCTACCGGGTCCGTACCGCGCAGTTCGGAGACGGCTACAAGCAGGAAGTTGGCGACGGGCCGAACAACAAGGAAGACGCCTATCCGATCACCTACAGCGGCCCGCAGGCCAAGGTACTGGAGATCATGGCGTTCCTTGATCGGCACGCCGGCGCGAAAGCCTTCCTTTGGACCACGCCATTGGGCCAGCTTGGCCTGTTCACCTGCAAGAACCCCGTGCCCACTCCGGTGGGCGGCGGTGTTTTCAAACTCACCGCCACGTTCGAGCGTGCATTCCATCCATAAGGGGCAACTATGCCGCTGATCAGTGACATCCAGGTGCTTGAACCTGGCAGCGAAGTGCTGCTCTTTGAATTGGACGGAACGGATTACGGCGCGGACGTGCTGCGCTTTCACGGGCACGCGATCCCGCACACCTCGGCCGAGCTGATCGCTGCCGGCGATAATGCCGATCAGCTTCCGGCGAAGGCCATCTACTGGCAGGGCAACGAGTACAGCGCCTGGCCGATGCAGATCGACGGCATTGAGGCGAACGGCGACGGAACTGCCGTCCGGCCCACGTTATCGGTGGGCAACGTCAATGGGCGCATCACCGCGCTCTGCCTCGCGTTCGAGGATCTACTCGAGTTTAAGCTGACCATGCGTCACACGCTGGGCACCTACCTCGACGCGGCGAACTTCCCGGCCGGCAATCCGACGGCTGATCCAACCCAAGAGACGATCGAGGTCTGGTACATCGACCAGAAAACGAACGAGGACGGGGAGAACGTCAGTTGGGAGCTGGCCAGCCCTGGCGACGTCGGCAATGAGTCCATTGGCCGGCAGGCCACGACGCTGTGTCACTGGTGCCTCACCGGGGGCTACCGTGGGCCGAACTGCGGCTACACCGGCCCGTACGTGACCAAGGACGGCGTAGTCACTGACAACCCCGAACTGGACGAGTGCGACGCCACGCTGGGCAAGGGTTGCATACCGCGCTTCGGCGAGGGCAACCCGCTGCCGTTCGGCGGCTTCCCGGCCGTTTCGCTGATCGCACGGAGCTGACATGCGCAAACACATTTTGAATGCGATCCAGGCGCACGCGGCGGCCGAGTACCCGAAAGAGTGCTGCGGGCTGCTGCTGGCAGTGGGCCGCAAGCAGCAGTACTACCCCTGCCGCAATATTTCAACCGAGCCAAATGAGGAATTCCGCATCGACCCGGAGGAATACGCAGCAGCCGAGGACATCGGTGAGGTGATCGGCGTGGTGCATTCGCATCCCGACGCCATCAGCAGGCCGTCACCGCGCGACTTGGCCATGTGCGAAGCGACTGCGTTACCTTGGCACATCCTGAGCTGGCCCGAGGGCGATCTGCGCACCGTCATGCCTTCCGGCGAGGTGCCGCTGCTCAAGCGGCCATTCGTACACGGTGCCTGGGACTGCTGGCAGGTCTGCGCAGACTGGTACAAGCGCGAATGGGGGCTTGAGTTCGAGGCCTTCAAACGCGCAGATGGCTGGTGGGAGAGCAAAGACAACACCAGTTTGTACGAAGCGAACTACGAAGCCGCCGGCTTCTACCGAGTCGACCAACCGCAGCGCGGCGACATGATCGTGATGGAAGTGGGGCGCACGGTTTATCCAAATCACGCCGGCATATTCCTCGGCACTGATCCTGCTCTGCCAGGTGAGGACTCTGCAACGTTCGGCCCCGGGCCGTTCCTGCTGCATCACCTGTACGGCAGGCCGTCAGAGATCATTGTCTTCGGAGGGCCTTGGCTCGATCGCACGCGCTTGATCCTTCGGCACAGAGACGACCGACCACCGAATGATGCGGCGAAGCCGCTCGGAGTTTGACTATGAACAAATTATCGGAGAAGAAAGCAGTTCAAAATGAACTGCTCTCAAAGCTTGCAGCTATGTACAAAGTGAAAGAACAGTTAGCCCTTCACGTGAGCCGCGACGTGATCATCAATCCCTTTCATAGTTGACTCGACGGCTTCAAAAGGGGTTTCGAAGAAATCGATTTCCTCCTTCCGGTTCCATTTGGCGATCGGATTCGCTTTTGCGCGAGCCAACTGCTCTTTTAGATATTGTCGCTCTTGAGGGGTCGACTTTTCATAAATGAAGCCGCTTAGCACTTGTAGTACAGAAAGCATCCCGTAGTTATACGAGCCGTCCAGCGTATCGTTTGTCATTGGCTCTTCAGCATTGCTCATTTCTCTTTCCTTGCGTTATCCGCGCCGAAATTGGCGCAATCCCAGTCCTTGGGCTTGCAGGCAAAGGACTGGGGAATCCTTCATTAAGCTTCTTGGTAAGATGCGATTGTCTCTTTAAGAGAATTTGAGAACTCGTAGATGTCATCTAGCGAGCTGATTGGGTGGCGGGTTTCAACCTTGTCCTTATCAAAAGTACCAAGGTATTTTTGGCTGCGATTGAAGTGGAGTCTGGCAATTGGTTTTCGATTGTTGTCATCCAACAATATGCCGAAGTAGCTCTGGGTGTCTCTGCTAACTACGCGTTTTGAGTCTACTACTGTCCGCACGATCGCTTTAACTATGTGGAAGCCTTCCAACTCTTCCATGGTCGTCAAAATGCGATCTTCGGCTGATTCAACCGATTCAGCTTGATTCTCTGCGACGACGGATTCGGCCACTGTGGGGTATGTGGCCTTGCTCATTGCAGACTTTAGCCGGTCGTTAATTTGGTCGTTTAGGAACTGAGCCGCTGCTTTGCGTGTGAGTTGCGCAAACTGCTCTCGTACCTTTTGCGTGATCACTCCCTCATAGACGCGAGATGCAAAAAAACGAACGAAGTCGTCATCTGGCTGAGCGAACTGATTAGCTAGCTCTTTTTTGATGTTACCCACATACTTCAGCTCACCAGCGGCATTGATAATTGAGTCCACGTCGAAGGCGGACTTGGTCAATTTCTGAAGTTCTGGAATGACGTGTTCATCAATGTTGAGTAGATCAATCTCCAAAAACGGCTTTTCATCCATTTTATTGGGTGCATCGAGATCGGTGTAGAAGCGGTAAAATCGTCCGTTGGTCAGGATCGAAATTCTTGCAGTTGTGACGTGGAAGTAGCGGAAGAGTTGACTCGCGTGATTGATGTTCAGCGGTTCGCCGATCTTCTTGGTTTCGATCAATATCTGGATCTGGCCGCCCTTAAGGATCGCGTAATCAATTTTTTCCCCTTTTTTTGTGCCTATATCACAGATGTACTCAGGAACGACTTCGGATGGGTCGAAGACGTCATAGCCAAGAACTGTATGAATGAATGGCATTACGAATGCGGTCTTTGTGGCCTCTTCGGTTTGGATGGTTGAAGCTAACTGATTTACCTTTGCCGACATTGCGCTCAAGCGTTCTACGAAATCCATTTTCCAGCTCCGCGGGGTAGGGCCAACCGGGCCTGTAGAGGCGCAACGCTACTACTTGTCCCGGTTAAACGAGTACTGGCATTTCATCCACGCTGGATGCCCGGACAGTGCCGCGCTACAGTGCATCCTTTCCCAAAGGAGTGACCTGCATGAAATTAATCGTAGGAGCGTTGGCTGTAGCGCTGTTGACGGGGTGCTCAACCCCAAGTGATTTGAAGAAGAATCCTCCGTCCATTAGCGCGAGCTCGAAGAAGTCGCCGAAACAATACGCTTTATGTGTACTTCCTAAATGGCAGGAGTCCCGCTCAGCATCGACTATGTCTGAAACCGAGAACGGCTATCGCTTAATCGTGGCAACGGATATCTCGGCTGATGAAGTGCTTGAAGTAACCAGCGTCGGTTCGGGAAGCAAGGTGTCCCTCTATCAGAGAATGCCGTGGGCAAAAATGGTGGGACGAGGAGCGATCGAGGACGCAGTCCGAGACTGCTTGTGACCGATTAGATTAACAAACCGCCAAATGGCGGTTTTTTTTCGTCAGGAGTAAATACGTGATGTCGGCGACAGCTTCCAATCCATTGATGACAACCATCCTACTATCTGGGCCGCTGGCAAAACTGTTCGGGCGAACTCATTACCGAGAGCTCGAAACCAAGTCAGTTGGCGAGGCCTTCAAAGCTTTGAAATGCACGCTCGATGGATTTGAGCAGGCGATCAAAGATTTAGATCTGCGCGGCATGCGCTTCGCGATTTTCCGCAATAGAAAGAACGTCGGCGAAAAGGATTTCTCTTTGGGGGGCACACAGGAAATCCGTATCGTCCCGGTAGTTACGGGAAGCAAACGCGCCGGAGTACTCCAAACGATTATTGGAGTGGTGCTGATCGCTGCTTCTTTCTTTGCAGGCGGTGCTGGGCCGAGTCTCTTTTCAGCCGGCGTTGGTCTGACGATCGGTGGTGTTGTGCAGCTTCTCAGTCCGCAAGCGACGGGATTGAAGCAAAGCGCATCCCCCGAAAACTCCCCGTCCTACGCTTTCGGCAGCGCCAAGAACACCACGGCAAGCGGCAACCCGGTACCGATCTGCATTGGCGAGCGCCGGTGGGGCGGGATGATCATCTCGGCCTCGATCCTGGCTGAAGACAAAGTGTAAGCAGGACAGCAACACACCAACCGCCCGTGAGGCGGTTTTTTTATGTCTGGAGGAAAGCATGGGCGCAGCGCAACAGATCGAGATCCACGGCGAGAAAGGCGGCAGCAGCAAGCCGAAGTCGCCGGTCGAAGCCAGCGACAGTCTGCGCTCGACCAACCTTGCGAAATTGCTGATCGCCGTGGGCGAGGGGGAGTTCGACGGCATTCCGACCGATTACGACATCTACCTGGACAACACACCGATCCGCGATGCCAGCGGCAACTACAACTTCCCGAACGTGAAGTGGGACTGGCGCCCGGGCTCGGTGGATCAGTCCTATATCCCGGGCATCCCGTCTGTGGAGAACGAGACTTCGCTGAACATTGAGCTGCGCAGCGATTCGCCGTGGGTGCGCTCGATCAGCAATACCCAGTTGTCGGCGGTACGGATGCGCCTGGCTTGGCCGGCGCTGCAACGGTCAGACGACGAAGGCAACGTTGGCGGTTACCGGATCGAGTACGCCATCGACGTGGCCACCGACGGCGGCGCGTATCAGCAGGTGCTGGTGGACGCTGTTGACGGCAAAACCACCACGCGCTACGAGCGTTCGCGCCGTATCGACCTGCCGACCGCCACCACGGGCTGGCAGATCCGCGTGCGCCGCCTGACACCGAACCAGAACAGCAACAAGGTCGCCGACACTATGCTGGTGGCCGGGTATACCGAAGTCATCGACGCCAAGCTGCGCTACCCGAACACCGCGCTGCTCTACATCGAATTCGACGCCGAGCAGTTCACCAACATCCCGGCCGTCACCGTGAAGTGCAAGGCCAGACGCTGGATGGTGCCGAGCAACTACGATCCGATTCAGCGCACCTACACCGGGACGTGGGACGGCTCGATGAAATCGGCCTGGACCAACAACCCGGCGTGGATCACCTACGGCATCTGCACCGAAGACCGGTTCGGCCTGGGTAAGCGCATCAAGCCGTTCATGGTCGACAAGTGGGAGCTGTACCGCATTGCCCAGTATTGCGACCAGATGGTGCCGAACGGCATTGGCGGTCAGGAACCGCGTTTCCTCTGCGACATGAACCTGCAGGGCAAGGCTGACGCCTGGTCGTTACTGCGCGACATTTCGGCGATTTACCGGGGCATGACGTACTGGGCGCAGGGCCAGTTGGTGATGCAGGCCGACATGCCGCGCGCGCAGGACTTCGACTATGTCTTCACCCGGGCCAACGTCATCGACGGGAAATTCTCGTACGGCAGCGCCTCGGCGAAAACCCGGTACACCCGGGCACTGGTCAGCTACGACAACCCGGCGAACAACTACGACACCGACGTCATACCGTTCGCGGATCTGGATCTACAGCGTCGTTACGGCGACCGGCCGACCGAGCTGAGTGCCATTGGCTGCACCCGCGCCTCCGAGGCCCAGCGCCGCGGCAAGTGGGCGATCTTGAGCAACAACCAAGACCGCACCGTGTCGTTCAAGACCGGCATGGAGGGCGTGATTCCGTTGCCGGGCCACATCATCCCGGTGGCGGATTCGTTGCTGGCCGGGCGGGAAGTCGGCGGGCGGATCTCGTCAGCGGCTGGCCGCGTGGTCACGCTCGATCGCGATACCCAGGCCAAGGCCGGTGATCGGTTGATCATCAACCTGCCGGGCGGCCGCGCCGAAGGGCGCACCGTGCAGAGCGTCAACGGCCGCGCGGTTACGGTGACTGTCGCTTACAGCGAGCCACCAGTCGCGCAACTGCAATGGGCGCTCGACGCCGATGATCTGGCAATCCCGCTGTATCGCGTGCTGCGCACCAAGCGCACCACCGAGGGCGACTTCGAAATCAGTGCGCTGCAGTTCGAGCCGAGCAAATTCGCGCACATCGACACCGGTGCGCGCTTGGAAGAGCGGCCGATCAGCGTGATTCCGATCACTGTCGTTCCGGCGCCGGCGAGCGTAACGCTATCGTCTACTTCATCGGTTGTGCAGGGGCTGTCCGTGGCCACCATGACCATCAGCTGGCCGGCCGTGGATGGCGCGGTCGGCTACGACGTCGAATGGCGCAAGGACAGCGGCAACTGGATCAAGCTGCAGCGCACCGGCATGACCAATGTGGACGTGGTCGGTATCTACGCTGGCGCCTACGTGGCCCGGGTGCGCGCGGTGAGCGCCTTCGACATCACGTCGCCGTGGCGCAACTCGATCCTGACCAATCTCAGCGGAAAGCAGGGGTTGCCGCCGGCGCTGTCGTACTTGACGGCCACACCGCTGCTGTTCGGCATCTACCTGAAGTGGGGTTTCCCTGCTGGCGCCGAGGACAGCCAGCGCACGGAGATCTGGTACGGACCAACGACCTCCTTAGAAGCGGCGACCAAGCTGACAGACCTAGCCTACCCGCAAAGTGATTTTTCCATGCTTGGCCTACGCGCCGGTGTGACCTTCTACTTCTGGGGCCGAATCATCGACAAGATCGGCAACATCGGGCCTTGGTATCCGATCGGGCTTGGCGTACAGGGGCAATCGAGTTCCGACGCCGCTGCCATTCTGGAAATGATCGCCGGACAAATCACCGAGACGGAACTCGGCGAGGATCTGCTGGCAGAAATCGAGAAGATCTCAGGCTTACAGGCTCAGATCGATGCGCTCGACGGATTGAAGGGCTACGACCCAGAAGCCATTTACGAAGAGTACGACCTGGTAGTGCAGGGCAAGCGCATCTATCAGGCCACCGGCCCGGTACCAGTCGATACGCCACCACCCAATCCGCTCTATTGGCTCGATGTGGGCCAGACCGTGGAAACTGCCAACGGGCTTGCCCAGCAGGTGACGACCAACACCGCCCAGATCATTGAACTCGATGGGGTTGTCACCGCGCAGGCAGCGGCTACGCAAACTCTGCGCGCGGCGTATCGAGAGGACGACGGGGAGGGCGATCTCGCCGACGCAATGAAGGGTTGGACGAGCACGGCGTCGATTGCCACGGAAAGCAAGGTCAGGGCGTCTGAAAATGAGGCAACCGCCCAGCGGATCACCACGTTCGATGCAAAGATCGCCGCGAACGAGGCGAACATCACCCAGCTTGAGCAGGTGGTTGCCACAAATGCTTCGGCAACGGCCACGAAAATTGACCAGCTGAATGTATCGGTTGATCAGAACTCTGCAGCCATTCAGCAGACGTCCATCGCCTACGCGGACACGGCCGGCAAACTGACGACTATGTGGTCGGTGAAAATGCAGGTTACGGCGAACGGGCAATACGTCGCCGCCGGCATTGGGCTTGGTATCGAGAATACGGGTGCTGGGCTGCAGAGCCAGTTCCTCGTCGCGGCCGATCGCTTCGCCATCGTCAACACCATTGCCGGCGGTGCAATCGCGGTGCCGTTCGCAGTGCAGGGCGGGCAGGTGTTCATGAACTCGGCGTTCATCATGGATGGCTCGATCACCAACGCGAAGATCGGCAACTACATCAGCTCTTCCAACTACATCGCCGGCCAGCAAGGCTGGATACTGAACAAAGACGGCACGCTTGAAATAAACGGCATTGTCCCTGGACAGGGGCGCCTGGTGATCAACTCACTGAACGTCTCGGTCTACGACGCCAACAACGTGTTGCGAGTTCGTCTCGGCTATCTGGGGTAATCAATGGCACATGGAATGAGGGTATGGGGCGCCGATGGGGCGCTCCAGCTAGACGAAAACTCTTTCACCATTCGAGTTGTGCTGTCGACGCTGGTAACTTTTCCAGTCGGGCCGAAAAGCAGTCAGGACTTCTCTGTCCCTGGTGTTGGGCCCAGCAACGGAACAGCCATCGTGATTCCGAACGGGACGTACAACGTCAACCAAATGCAGTTTGAGACGGAAATGCTCGACGGTGTAGCTCGGGTTTACAACCACACGCGCACATATGCAGCCAGCAACGTTTCGTCAGGAACAATGCGCCTTATCGTGATGAGGTGGGGCTGATGAACTATGGCCTTCAATTTACCAACAACAGCAACGTAGTCACCCTCGATTCCGAGTTCGCTCGATTGATGGTTATTTCCTCGGGAAGGTTCTCCCCAACTGAGGAGGGCGGTCTCGGCTCGACGACGTATTTCGCAACACCGGTCACCTCGCAGGAGCCTCCACTGGTGTTTGTGCGTCCGGATACCGTCAATGCGGTTGCGGGCTTGTGTCAGATGAGGCTGATCGGATCGGCCGGGAACTGGACCGGGTTCTATGTTCGGGCCTACAACGCGCTCACCGCACAGCCAAACGGTCGATATTTCGTGGCAGCCTTCGCTGCGCAGGCTGTCGCCCAGTACGGAATGCGTTTGTGGGATGGTAGCGGGAAGCTTCTGTTCGATTCTGGCACTCCAAATGCCAGCTTCACTCGAGCGTTCCAAAATTGGAATTACGTCACGTACGACCTGGATGCGCAGGGACTCACTCGAATCTACTACTCGGTGCCGTTCGATTTTCCGCAGAACGAATTCATGCTTCTGAATACATTTGGCATGCCTATGACTTCAGGCAGCGGGATTCCTCGAAACCTCTACTGCTGGTGGGATTTTCCCAACAGCAAGCTCTACGCCATCACGGTTGCAGCTTCAAACCCATTCGCCTTTTTCCTCCCGGCAGTCTTCGCAAAACAAGCCGCTTAATCAATTTAAAGGATGCTTCCATGCCCTGGCACAGATTGGGTACGGTTTCTGTCACCCAAAATTCAAGCACCGTGACCGGTGTAAACACTGCCTTCGCGGCAAATACTCGGATTGGGGATGCCTTCATTGCCCCGGATGGGCGTCTGTATGAGCTCGCGAACGTCGCGAGCGATACGGTGATTTCAATCAGCCCGCCTTACCTTGGGCCAACCGTGTCGAATGCGACCTATGCAGTCGCTCCGGTGCAGGGCTACCAAAAAGCCTTGAGTGACGAGGTGCGAAGCTGGGTCAACGCTTATGGCCCGAAAATGGCCGCCCTCGGCACAACCGGAAACTACGACATTCTGCCGTTGAGCAAGGGCGGAACCGGGATCGCCGCAAACAACAATTCAGAACTGTTGACGGGCATCGGCGCAATGCCCTCCGCGGGCGGCTCGTACGCGCCTGCTTTCAACTCGCTGCGCGTTACCGCCGGCGCGGTGCCGTCGGCGGGCGGCGGCTTCCTTGGATGGAACGAGACTGGAAATGGCAGTGGCATGTCGGGCGCTGTGTCCTTCACCTGCAATCAGGGTGGCGGTACGGGTGGTTTTAGCTGGCGTTCAGTGAATGCCGGCAACACCTCCGGCGGCCCGTTCATGACCTACTCATATGCAGGCGTACTGAACGTGCCTGTCGGGCTTCAGCTTGCCGGGCGTAATGTCGTCGAGAGCGGCTCCAATGCCAACGGCAACTGGGTCCGATTCGCCGACGGAACTCAGTTTTGCTGGATTACAACGGGTGGCATCGGCGCGGGCACTGTTGTGGGAAACAGCTGGACCAGTGTTCCTGCGACTTGGACTTACCCAGCTGCCTTCGTTGCAGGTTCAGAGCCGGTCGTGACGGGCATGCCGAACTCGGGGAATGGAGTTATCGGTCTTAATTCGGCCCCCACTCCCACAAGCGTCTCTTGGGTTCGAGTTTCTTTCTACAGCGATGCAACGACGCGGGCTTCTCGCCTGATGGCCGTTGGTCGATGGTTTTAAACTGGAGTAACTGATGATCATCAAACTTTCACCTATTCGCATGGAAGGCACTCTGATGCTCTCCAAATCAGGGGACGCGCTCACCATTGATGGCGAGACCTTCGACTTCACCGCTTTGCCGGACGGGGCGACATTGCCTGCCGATGCAGTTGGCTGCCCACGTGTCGTTGCGCCTGTCGAGCGCATCGGCGGCCAACTGATCATCACCCTGTCGCTACCGATCACCACCGACGCCAGTGAAACCGCGTGCTTCCCGGCGGATATCGTCAACCCGCCAGACGGCGAAGTGAGACTGCCGCAATGAATATCGACTTCAGCAAGGTGATCACCGCCGAGCAGCGCAAGGCAGATCAGTTTCAGGCCGACCTCGAAACAGCCCGTGCGCAGCGCCGCGCGGCGTATCAGGCGGAGTCGGATCCGCTGCGACTGGAAATCGCCTACGACGCACTCAGCCAAGGGCTGGAACCTGACTTTTCACCGTGGGTTGCCTCTGTAGCGGCGATCAAAGCGCGGTACCCGCTGCCGCAAGCCATTCCGGCTTGATCGAATCAAGAACACCCAGCCGCCCATGAGGCGGTTTTTTTGTGTCTGGAGATGGTGATGACAGCAACCGAAAAAGATCGCGACATCCTCGCTCGCACCCTCTGGGGCGAGGCTCGAGGCGAAGGGACGGCCGGCCAGATCGCCGTGGCCTGGACGATCCGCAACCGCGTGTTTGATGGCAAGACCAATTCGTGGTGGGGCGAGGGCTACGCCGGGGTCTGCCAGAAGCCGTATCAGTTCAGCTGCTGGAACAAGACCGACCCGAACTATCAGTTCCTGATCGGCGTGAAGGAAATCCCATTCCGCGAGCTGGCGCAATGCCGAATCGCTGCTGACCAGGTGATCGACGGCAAGGTACAGGATCCTACCGGCGGCGCCACGCACTACTACGCCACCAGCATCAAGGCGCCGGCCTGGGCAGCGAAGGCAAAGCAGACGCTCAACTTGGGCGGCCACGTCTTCTTCAGGGATGTGCCGTGATGGTCGTGCCGTGGAAAGTTGTAGGCGCAGTGGCGTTGGTGGTGATCGGCGCCGGCAGCGCCTGGCAGTTTCAGGACTGGCGCTACGGTCAGCAGTTGGCCGAGCAAGCCCAGCAGCACGCGGAAACCCTCAATCAACTGACTCAGGCCGCGGCGACCGCGCAGCAGGCCGAGCAGGACAAGCGTCTGGCGCTCGAGCAGCGCCTAGCGGCCAGCGAACAAACCCACTTCGAGAAAATGACCGATGCTCAAAAGAACCAGGATCGCATGCGCGATCGCCTTGCCACTTCTGATCTGCGGTTGTCAGTCCTCCTCGACGCAACCGACGCTGTCAAAGGTTGTGGGGTGCCAGCCACCGCCGGCGCCGGCGGCGTGGATCATGCAGCCGTACGAGCCCGACTTGACCCAGCGCATGCTCAAAGAATTATCGCCATCACCGACACCGGCGACCGGGGACTGATCGCCTTGCAGGCGTGCCAGGCGTACATCAGGAGTGTTAATCGTTGATCCAGCTCGACCTATCAGCACTTAAACAGTGCTTTGCGCTCTGGAATCAGGAAAGGGTTGTGGGAACCATATTCAACAAGCGCTATGTGCTTTTCATTGAATTTTTGAAAGTGGACAAGAAAATCAGAAGTTCGATAGGTTCCCCATGGATTGCGGGAGGCACTCCAAGCCGGATAGCCAATATGAACGTGATAAAGATGATGTCGTTTTGCCCACCAAATTTTATCAATTCTATCCGGGTCTATGTGGGGGACATTATCTGTCGGGGCGACTTTTCCAACAAATCCCTTGAGCCCGTTAGCTCGATAATAAAAGACAAAATCATCAATGAGGTTCTTTTCTACCTCAGAAAGGTCTTCGTAACGTTCAGTAAAGTGCGGACTTAATTCTAGCGTGAACGGCATTTACGAGCGTTCTCCCGCATCCATTCGCGGAACTGCTCACGGGACAATCCATCAGGCATTACGAAGTTAGGGCCTTCAAGCGCTTTTTCCATTTTGCGCTGATCAAAGGTCACTTCGTCATGCGATGCATTGTGCTGTGGGGTAGAGAAATCTAAGCCTTTCACGATTTTGGCCCTCTCGGGGCTTCTGGTGTTCATGTCCGTTGGACAAACGCAAGTCGAACGGGTTCATGGGAGGTATTTGCTTATGGGTATAGACCGGCCTGAATCGTTACGCAACGGTGTGCATTCATACAGGTCGTTTCTGGATATCCCTGAGGAATGCAACTTTACACGGATTTCGTCACGAGTTTTAACCGTTCGGCGACAAGCTACGAAGGCGTGCGGCCAGTCCCATTAGCTTATCGATTTCGAATGAGGCGTCAGCCCAGCAAGCATGCCGCGCAGGGTTTCTGACTCTTTCTTGTGTGCGTTTGCCGATGTGCGCAGACTTGAAATTTCTCGGCGTAGATTGGCAGTTTCTGCCGCCTTTTCCCTCAGTGTCGCCATGTACCAGTCACGCTGTTGGACGGCTTCAGAGTGCATCTCGACCAGCTTGAATATCCGCTCTCGCTCTTCGCGAAGCTGGCGGTTCAGTTCCTCGAACTCATTTTCGTAGAGCCTGAGCTGTTGCCGGCAGGTTTCAAGCGGTGTCGGGCAGCCGAGCCAGTCGTCGGTGTTTTCGATATCGGAGGGATCCACGGAGAGCGCCTTGCTATTTACTGTTTGGATATACAGTAATCGAGGTGCGCCGGGCGGGCGAGGGGAAGGCGACGAGCTGTCAGTCGGGTGCCATCAAAACCGCCAGTGTCATCTTGATGAACTCCTCGTTCTTGTCGATCGTCCAGAGTGCGCCGCGCACGTTCTCGGCGACATCTGCCGATCCACGCTGCTCGACCCAGTTGGACAGCTCCATGATGGCGGCTTCGAGGGCGAGCTGGTTTTCGTTGATCTTGAAGAGCAGGGAAGGGAGCAGGTCAGAGTTTGGCATTTGGTTTCCTCCGTGGACGAAACCAGCGTAGCAGGGGGATTGGTTTTTCAGGTGGCAGAACGCCGGAGAAGGGTGGAACACTGTAGGAAAATACAGCGCTAAGTTGTTGATTCTTATAGGGGGTAATGGCGGTTTCTCACCCTGATATTTTGGCAGTGTTTTCGTTGTATATCAGTAGCTTACGTTAATTCCGAAGTCACCTTGACATGGTGGTGGGCTTGCGTGCCGGCTTAAAGGGAAAGCTAGGCACGCAATAGAAGGTTGCTATTCGCCTTCCCAGTGTACGTCGACAATTACCTTTCCATTAACGTCAGTCTGGCGGACCGTCTGAGTTCTTCTAAAGCCTCGCACCGCCGTGTGATCGGTGTGTGTTACCTGTCCGACAACCTGTCCGTTAGCGTTTACGACGGAGTACTCGTTGATATCCTCTTCCGCCATGAAACCCTTTGAACGAGAGCTCTCGAATTTTAACTCTTCGCCTGGGTTGAGCTTTACCTTGTCCTTCAACATGGTTCATTCCTTGATCGGGTTTATGTGGCCTGCAAACCTACCACACTGCTTAGAAATCCTGGAGACTGAGGCAGTCCAGCGCTTGCGCAAAACCTCCTCCGCAGGCCGCGTCTTTCCGTTTGCATAAGCACAAAAAACGGATTTTTTGCTATGGCTAAAACAGCATCTTGTTTATATAAAACAATAGTTTATGCCGTTACAGTCCCCAGCATGGGGTGCTAGGGGTCGAGTGTTCGAATCACTCCGTCCCGACCATATTCTTCAAGGGGTTGCGAGATTTTTTCTCGCGACCCTTTTTTATTTGTCCGCGTTTTTACCCCCACAAAACGGCTGGCTCTGAGTGGATTTTTCGGATGTATTACCAATAATAGGATTTTGTCCTAGGGGCGTTTGACAGGCGGATTGCTTCGGTCTATCTAGCGGCCATTCGATGATGGGATGAGAAATCAGTATCGACCAAAGGCACATTACGGCTTTCACTAGAAGAGCTATCATCCCGCCATCAGCTCAAGAGGGGCCCTTTGGCCGGCCAATTCCGGCACTCCCTTGGGCATAACGACAAGGATGGTTGCGCATGGACGACATCGTTCAGCCCCTCACGCCCCAAGAAGAAGTCCAGCCTAAAGAAGTAAAAATCCTTGCCACCTTGGTGGCGAAGCTGAACCTTGCAGATTTCCAGAACGCCATCCCTGTGATACGCGAGCTTCGCCTCTCGAACGAGACGAGTGATCGTTTCGTCAATGCGACTCTTACCCTTAGCTCGGCGCCCGAGGTATTTAAGTCCAAGATCTGGCGGATTGACGAGATC